CAGTGGGTAGTGACCGAAGTGGAACTAGAGTAGGTGGTGCTGGAGGTATAGGAAATACAACTACAATAATAACAACATCTATAGCTACTGCACAATCAGTTGGACAAGTAGTATCATCAAGTGTTTATTTTTCTGGTGGTGGTGGCGGTGGTGCTGGTCTTACAGGTAATGCTGGTGGTGCTGGAGGTTCTGGCGGTGGTGCAGCGGGAGGAACAGGTCAAGGAGCAGGTTCTTCAGCAACAGCAAATACTGGTGGAGGTGGCGGCGGTGGTGGAGATTCTCCAGCTATTGCTGGTGGTGCTGGTGGTTCTGGTGCAGTTATAATAAAATATCCAGATACTTATCCTTTAGCAAGTGCAAACACAGGATCACCAATTTACATATTAGATAGTAATAATAGAATTTATATATTCAAATCATCTGGTTCTATAACATTTTAAAGTTTAATAAATACGAGAAACAACAGGAATATTTAAATGCCATTAGTTAAAATAGAACCATACTCAGCAAATAGTTCAGCAGATTTTACTTTTAATAATTTAATAGTAACTGGCAATCTATACTCTAATTATTCAAATTCTGCATTTCAAACTGCTAACAGTGCTGGTGTTTATGCTAATGCTGCCTTTGCTCAAGCAAATTCTGGTTCTGGCGGTGCTTCAGGTTCATATGCAAATAGTGCATATCTTCAAGCCAACTCTGCTTATCTGAGTCAAAACTCTACAGGTAATTATGCTAACAGTGCATATGGTATTGCCAATAGTGCTTTCACTGCTGCTAATACTGCCAACACAAATGCTATAAGTGCTGGTTCATATGCCAATTCTGCTTTTGCTCTTGCTAATAGTGTTGCTGCGGGTTCTGTAGATTCATGGGCAAGAAATGCAACCAACGCTGCTTCTTCATATGCTAATAGTGGTTTTGTTCAAGCAAACACATCCAATACAAATGCCATAAGTGCAGGTAGTTATGCTAACTCCGCATATGCATTTGCTAATACAATTAATACTTATAGTTATGGTGTTAATGATTTACAAAATACAAATATAACATCCGCATCATCATATGCCAATGGTGCATTTTTAACTGCCAATGCATCAGCTAATTACATTACATTAGGTACTGCTAATAGTGCAGCTAGTTATGCTAATGCTGCATTTCAAGCTGCTAACAGTGCTGGTGTTTATGCTAATGCTGCTTTTGCTCAAGCAAATTCTGGTTCTGGCGGTGCTTCAGGTTCATATGCCAACAGTGCATACCAAGCAGCTAATAGTGCAGGTGTTTATGCTAATGCTGCTTTTGCTGCTGCTAATTCTGGTTCTGGAGCCGACTCGTGGGCAAGAAGTGCTGCAAATAGTGCTAGTAGTTATGCTAATAGTGCATATACAAAAGCCAATAATGCATTAGCAAACACGACAGGAACATTTGCTGGCGATTTAACTGTCAGTGGTAATTTGGTTGCTAATACTATTACATCAACAGGAACTCTTGGAACTATTAGTGGTGTAAATGTCATTTACTCAAATACATTTTTAGCTAATGGTGGTATAATATTTTCTGATGGATCTACTCAGAATACTGCAGCTAGTAACAGTTATTTTTATGGTGTTAATGCACAACAAAATACAAACATATCAACTGCAAATTCAACCGCTAATGCTGCTTTTGCAACTGCTAACAATTCTAACGTAGTAAACATTACGCAGAATACAAATATTACATCTGCAGCATCATATGCTAACGGTGCTTTTGCACAAGCTAATGTATCTATATCAGCAGCATCATATGCCAATGGTGCTTTTGCAACTGCTAACAATGCTAACGTAGTAAACATTACACAAAATACAAATATTACATCTGCAGCATCATATGCCAATGGTGCATTTCAAGCTGCAAACAGTGCAGGTAGTTACGCTAATAGTGCCTATGCTGCGGCAAATACAGGTAGTCCAGATTCTTTGGCTAGAAGCACAGCTAATAGTGCATCAAGTTATGCTAATGGAGCATTTCAAGCTGCAAACAGTGCAGGTAGTTACGCTAATAGTGCATACTTAACAGCTAACAGTGCAGGTAGTTATGCTAATAGTGCTTTCTTAAAAGCCAATAATGCATTAGCAAATACCACAGGAACATTTGGTGGTACATTGACCGTTGCAGGCACATTAAATGCTGATGGTCTTAGTATTACAGGTACTGGCGGTACAATCAGTGCATTGAATTTAATTTACTCAAATACAATTTTTGCTAACTCTAATGTAGGTATTGGTGTAACAACTACTAGTGCTAAACTTGACCTTGGTGGAACTGGTGTAGAGATTCCACAGATAATTTGGTCAAGAGGAAGTGATGACTCTGCATTTATTTCTAAACTTAAAACAGGAAATACTGGAACTTCTGCGGTGCAAAGTTCTATTGGTTTAGATTACTTAAATGATTTTGCAGCTATTAAATTTTATAGAGCAAGTACCGCTGGTGAGATACACTTTTATACCGGTTCTACTGGTGCAATTGGTACAGAAAAAATGAGACTTAATAGCACAGGTCTTGGTATTGGTACAAGTTCACCATCAACAATTCTTGAAGTAAGTTCCGCAACTCCAGTAGTTACGGTAACAGGCACAGGAACAACAGCATCTAGTCAAAATTTTACAAATAATGGCGCGGCTCAAAGAACAACCATTGGTGTAGAAAGAGCATCTGGTGGTGGATTGTTTGTTGGTTCAAGTGCAAATGCGGCAGTATTTGGTTCTGCCGGCGCTGCAGTTACTCAATTTGCCACAAACAATAATGTCAGAGTGACTATTGATACATCAGGTTATGTAGGTATTGGTACAAATGCGCCTGGAATGCCTCTTGAAGTAGTTGGCGAAATAAAAACAGGTAGAGTAAATTCATCTGCTGAAGGTGGACAATTAAGTTTTGGAAGAAGCACTGATAACGCAAATGCATGGTTTATTGATGTATATGGATCTTCTGCAACACCAGATATAAGATTATTAAATGCTTCTGGTGTCGGTGTTACTATTGTTAATGGTGCAAGTGCTTGGTCAACTTATTCAGATGAAAAATTAAAAACAAATTTAAAACCAATTGAAAATGCTATCTCTATATTAAATTCTATCAGATGTGTCACATATCATCGCAAAGATATTGATATACCAGAATCAAAAAGAAGGATTGGTATTATTGCACAAGATATTGTTGGAAAAATAGATGAAGCTTTAGATAATGTAACAAATGAAATTGACGGTATAGATTATCTTTCAGTTCGTTATACAGAATTAGTTCCACATCTAATTAAAGGTATTCAAGAACAACAAGCACTTATTGAATCATTAACAACAAGACTAACAGCACTGGAGAATAAATAATGGCAGTTACAAAAACATGGAATATTGAACAAATGGATCGTAATGCATCCGATGGATTAGTTACTGTCGTTCATTGGAGAGCAAATGCAACTGAGACTGTAGGAGAACATACATATTATAGTAATGTATATGGTTCACTTTCACTCACTCGTGGTGATACATTTATTGCTTTTGACAGTTTAACTGAAGAAATTGTAGTTGATTGGGTAAAGAACACTTTAGGAACAGAACAAGTCACTGATTATGAAAACTCATTAATTGATCAAATTGAATCGCAAAAAAATCCAGTTACATTAACTGGTAAACCTTGGTAAATATAACTTTTAAAGGATGAAGTATGTTAAAACTTGAATTGAATTTAGATGAAGTAAATATTATCTTAGCCGGATTAGGAAAATTACCATTTGAATCTGTGTTTCGTTTGGTAAAAAATCTTGAAGAACAACTTGGTCCACAGTTGAACGAACAACAAGGCCAACAATCTTCAGTGTAACTCTATTAGTAGTAAGAGTATTATGTTATAAATAGATAATACTACTATAGGTGGAAACATGGCAAAACCAACAACAAGAGCCCAATTTAAAGATTATTGTCTACGTAGATTGGGTCATCCAGTCATTCAAATCAATGTTGATGACGATCAGGTAGAAGATCGGATTGATGATGCTTTAGCATTTTTCCATGACTATCATTTTGATGGTTGTCAAAAAATGTTTATGAAACACAAAGTTACTCAAATAGATATAGACCGTAAATGGATTTATTGTCCTGATTCGGTTCTGTTTGTTACTGGTGTGTTGCCATTTGATAACTCAACATCATCTGTAAATATGTTTGATATGCGTTATCAATTAAGATTACACGATCTCTATGACTTCACATCTGTATCTTATGTGTCATATGAGATTACAATGCAACATATTACCACATTGAATATGTTGTTTTCTGGTATGCCACAGTTTAGATTCAATCGGCATATGAATAAGATATTCCTTGATATTGATTGGTCAAGAGATGTAATGTTAAATGAATATCTGGTAATGGAATGTTATAGAAAATTAGATCCAGATACAATGACAGTAGAAGGCACTGCAAATGTTGCTGCATCTAATGTTATGGTTGTAGGAACAGGTACAACATTTACAAGAGATATTTTAATTGGTGATGAAATTAATTTTGGCACTCAAGTAAGAACAGTTGTTGAAATTAATTCTGATATTGCTTTAAATGTTAGCAGTGCATTTACTACTACCAATACCGCAATAACACTGACTAAAGATGGCATCACAGATATTTGGAATGATAGATTTCTCAAGAAGTATGCTACAGAGAAAATTAAATATCAATGGGGTACCAATCTAAGTAAGTTTGCTAATGTGCAATTACCTGGCGGTGTTACTTTAGATGGACCAAGAATCATGCAAGAAGCACAAGCAGAAATTGATAAAATAGAAGAAGAGATGCAATCATACAATGTGTTGCCCAATGAAATGTTTGTAGGATAATGGCAACCAACTTTTATTTTAATAATTTTCCAATCAATCAAATAACAAGTGAGCAATTACTTGTTGAAGATTTAGTTATTGAATCTATGCAAGTTAATGGCATGGATGTTTATTATATGCCTTTTTCTTCAAGAGATAGTATTGACCAAATTTATGGTGAAGATACTATAAAACAATTCCGTAATGCATATCAAATGGAAATGTATCTTGAGAATGTTACTGGTATGGACGGTGAAGGTGACTTCATTTCTAAGTTTGGTCTAGAGATTAAAGATGAAGTTACTTTATTAATGTCACGAAGAAGATTTGCATCAACAGTACCATTACATAGACCAAGAGAAGGTGATTTAGTTTATATACCTTTAGTTCAAAACTTTTTTGAAATAACTTTTGTAGAACATGAAAATGACCAAGCAATGTTTTATACGTTAGGTCGTGGTCGTGGTGGTAACGTCTATGTCTATGCATTAAAGATGAAACAGTTTGTATTCTCTGAAGAAATTATTAGTACCGGTGTTCAAGAAGTTGATAATCAAATATTTGATTCTTATAAGAGAACACGATTGGCATTATCAAATACTGGAAGTGGAACATACTTATCAAGTGAAATTGTTTATCAAGGTGCAAACTTAGCATATGCAAATGCTCAAGCTATTGTGTATTCGTTTGTACCATACTCCACATTAAACGTAATTCAAGTTCGTGGTGATTTTGTTGCATCTGCTAATGTTATAGGTGTTACAAGTAATGCTCGTTACATATTATTAGCAGAAGATGATACCACACAAGCTAATAATAATATCTTTGAAGATATAGCAGACAATACGTTAATAGAAGGTGAATCGGATAGTATCATTGATTTCACTGAGCATAATCCGTTTGGAGAAGCATAATGCTGGGTAATAGTCATTTTTATAATAGAACAATTAGAAAAATAGTTGTTGCATTTGGAACACTATTCAATGACATCCAATTAGTAAGATATAATAAAGCAGGTACAATCGATTATGAAAAAATCAAAGTACCTTTATCTTATGGTCCAAAAGAAAAATATTTTACGAGATTAACTACAGATCCGTCATTAACAAAATCTATTGCCACATCATTACCAAGAATGAGTTTTGATTTGGATGGTTTAAGTTACGATTCATCACGAAAACATATTACACTACAGAATAACTTTTCAGCAAATACTGTTTCTGGTTCTTATAATAGTCAATATGCACCTGTACCATATAGTTTTGATTTTTCATTATCAATATATGTTAGAAATATTGAAGATGGTACACAGATATTAGAACAGATATTACCATTTTTTACACCAGATTATACTGTTACTGTGAATTTTATTCCAAGTATGAATAGAACATATGACATGCCAGTAATATTAAATTCTGTATCACCTTCGATAGACTATGAGGGTGATATGATGACTACAAGAATGGTTATGTGGAATTTATCTTTTACTGTTAAAGCATACATATTCCCACCAGTAAAACCTGCAACATTAATAACTACTGCAAATACAAATACTATGATTGTTACAGATTCTACTGATATCGCAAATAGTAATAGTGTTAATGCATTTGCTACATCTACTAAACCATATCCAGTTAGTGCAAATGCTTCATCACATTATGGATTCTCAGAAAACTTTACAGAATGGCCTGAAACTTTACCATCATGAAAACTCTAGAAAAAAATCTATCAGAAATTTTTGATATTGAACCTACTGAAAAATTGGTAGAAGAAATGCCTGTAGTTGTATCCACAAATAATGATGTTGAAACAGATTTTAATATTGCTAGAACAAATATCAATTCATTATTACAAAAAGGTAATGTTGCAGTTGATAATTTATTAAATGTAGCAAAAGAAACAGAACATCCAAGAGCATATGAAGTTGTTGCCAATCTAATTAAGACGATGGCAGACTTAAATAAAGATTTATTAGATATACAAAAGAAAAGAAAAGAATTAAATAACAATCAACCAACATCAGAAAAAACCGTTATAGATAAAGCAGTATTCATCGGTTCAACTGCAGAGATGGTAAAACTAATTAGGAGTAGTAAATAATGGATCAACTAATCCAACAATTAAAAGTAATCTTAGCAACCAACTTTTGCCTTTACCTAAAGACACATAACTATCATTGGAACATTGAAGGTAAAGATTTTCCACAATATCATTCTTTTCTTGATGGTCTCTACAATGATATTTGGGCACAGACAGATGATATCGCTGAACATCTAAGAAGATTAGATTCATATGCGCCAGGTTCATTAACAAGATTTAAAGAGTTATCAGATATTCAAGATGCAACAACAATACCAATGGCACTATCAATGATGGCAGAAATCAAAGCCGATAATGACAGATACATTTATCATCTTCGTGCAGGTATTGTTGCAGCCGATCAAGCGAATGAACCAGCAGTATCTAATTTCTTGCAAGACTTATTGGGTAAACATCAGAAACATGCATGGATGTTGAGAAGTATTATTAAGTAATGCAAGGTTATTTAGGTAATCCAAAACTAAAACCCACAGGAATTGAATTATCATACACTGAAGAACAAGCAATAGAAATTGCAAAGTGTATAGATGATCCTGTTTACTTCATTAAGACGTATGTAAAAATCGTCAACGTGGACCGTGGTCTTATTCCATTTGAGATGTGGCCATTTCAAGAAGATATGGTCAGAAATTTCCATGAGAATCGTTTTAGTATTTGTAAGATGCCTCGACAAGTTGGTAAAACAACAACATCTGCGGGTTACATGTTATGGTGTGTATTATTCAAAGAAAACTTTTCAGTTGCAATTCTTGCTAACAAAGGTAATCTCGCACAAGATATTTTAAGTAGAATACAATATGCATATGAATATTTACCAATTTGGTTACAACAAGGTATTGTAGTTTGGAATAAAAGAAGTTTAGAATTAGAGAACGGTTCTAAGATTGCCGCATTTGCAACATCAAATTCTGGTGTTCGTGGAGGAACATACAACTTAATCTTTCTTGATGAGTTTGCTTTCGTTCCACAGAATATGGCAAATGATTTCTTTACATCTACATATCCCGTTATCTCTTCAGGTAAAACAACAAAAGTAATCATTGTATCTACACCTTATGGCCTAAATCATTTCTATAAGATGTGGGTAGATGCAACAGAGAAACGGTCATTATATAAACCACTTGAAGTTCACTGGTCAATGGTACCAGGTAGAGATCAAAAGTGGAAAGAAGAAACAATTAGAAATACTAGTGAAGAACAATTTCAACAAGAGTTTGAAACTGAATTCATTGGTTCTTCTGCAACATTAATACCTGGTATTATATTAAGACAATTAGCATTTAGAGATCCATTAAGTTCTATTGAAGGATTAGATATACATGAAATGCCAAGACCAGATAGAACGTATGTAATGACTGTAGACTGTGCAGAAGGTGTAGGTCAAGACTATTCTACAGTTGCAGTTGTTGATGTAACAGATATACCATATAAACTAGTGGCAAAATATAGAGATAATAACATTGCACCTTTACTCTTTCCTACTATCATATATAATATTGGACAAAGATATAATGGTGCATTTCTGTTGGCAGAGACTAATAATGTAGGTCAACAAGTTGTTGACATTTTACATTATGAATTAGAATACGAGAATATATTCAAAATACAAAAACATGTTACAAAAGGTCAGCATTTATCTGCTGGTTATAAGAAAGCGGTATCATTTGGTATAAAGACCACAACACCCGTTAAGAAGATTGGGTGTGCAAACTTAAAGACTTTGGTAGAAACAAAGAAACTAATCATTGAAGATTTTGATATTATATCTGAGTTAAACACATTTGTCAAGGTAAGAGATTCATATGAGGCAGAAGAAGGTAATCATGACGATTTGGTGATGGCATTAGTTCTATTTTCCTGGTTAACATCTCAAACTTTCTTTAGAGAAACTACAAATTCTGATATCAGACGTAGATTAATGGAAGAAAGCAAGATGCATTTAGAAGATGAATATATGCCAATAGGTATTTTTGATGATGGAAAAGAAGAAGAAAAGATGTATGATGGTGAGGACATATGGACCGTAGCGAAGAATCGTGGTTATATGCCGTCAACATTCTAAAATTATAAATATACTATAAATTGAGTTATAAATTCCATGAATATAAAAAGGAGAAAATAACATGGCTTTTCAATTATCACCAGGAGTTCTGGTCTCCGAAGTAGATGCGACTACAGTTGTTCCTTCTGTGTCCACTACTATTGGTGGTTTAGCTGGTGCGTCTGTTTGGGGTCCTGCAAATAACGTAGTTCTTATTAGCAGCGAATCACAATTTGCAGATACATTCGGTAAACCAGATGCAAATACATACGGGTCATTTTTTACTGCTGCCAATTTCTTAGCATATGGTAGTAATTTTAAATTTGCTCGGTCAGTTGGTACTGCAGCTAAAAATGCTGCAGGTGGCGGTGCAGGTACTGCTCGTTTGATTTTAAACAAAGACGATTACGAAGCAAATTACAGTGCAAACACAACAACATTGTTCCAAGCTAAGTATCCGGGTGCTTTAGGTAATTCACTAAAAGTATCAATGGTAGATTCAAATAACTTTAGCACATGGGCATACAATTCTTATTTTGATTCTGCACCAGGAACATCTACTGCAGCATCGAATAAAAATTCAGCAAATGATGAAATTCATATTGTTGTTATTGATGAAGATGGTCAATTCTCATCAACAGCAAATACAGTTCTTGAAAGATTTTCTTATGCATCAAAAGCATCTGATATTAAAAATCCTGATGGAACAAGTAACTATTATAAAGATGTAATCAATTCTAAATCAAAATACATTTGGTGGAATGGTCATCCAGCTTCTAACATGGTTGATGGCGCTAATAACAATTGGGGTTCTTCAATTGCTGGCGCAGTAACATTTAAAAATCTTTCCGGCAATTTAACTGCATCATTGGCTGGTGGTATTGATGATACACCAACCGCTGCAAACATTAGTGCAACATTAGATTTGTATGCTAATGCCGATTCAGAAGATGTATCATTCTTAATGGCAGGTGTAACAACGGGTACAACGATACCTAATAAAATAATTTCACTTGCAGAGTCACGTAAAGATTGTATCGCATTTATTTCACCACAACTAGATGACTGTGTTGATAATTACAATGGTGAATTAACAAGTGTTACTGCTACTGCTGCAACATTTACAAAATCTTCATATGCATTTGTTGATAGTGGTTGGAAATATCAATTTGACAAATATAACAATGTATATCGTTGGGTACCATTAAATGGTGACATTGCTGGTCTATGCGCTCGCACTGATGCTGATCGTGATGCATGGTTTTCACCTGCAGGTCTTTCACGTGGTATTATCAAGAATGTTGTTAAACTTGCTTGGAATCCTACATCGGCACAAAGAGATACTTTGTATAAGAATTCTATTAATCCAGTAGTAACATTTGCTGGTGAAGGTACAATTCTTTACGGTGATAAGACTCTTCAAACAGGTAAATCATCTGCATTTGATCGGATCAATGTTCGTAGATTGTTTATTGTTCTTGAGAAATCAATTGCTAAAGCTGCAAGATCAACACTGTTTGAATTCAATGATGAATTTACAAGAGCAGCATTTGTAAATCTTGTAGAACCATTCTTGCGTGAAATTAAAGGCCGCCGTGGTATTTACGATTACAGAGTTATCTGTGATACAACGAATAATACCGCAAATGTTATTGATTCAAATCAATTTGTTGGTGATATCTACATCAAACCCGCCCGTTCAATCAACTTCATTCAACTTAACTTTGTTGCAGTTGGCACTGGTGTTGCATTTGATGAAATTGTTGGTACATTTTAATAAATAAGAGAGATAGGAGAATATTAAATGGCTTTTAATGTAAACGAGTTCCGCTCTCAGATGACAGGAGATGGAGCGAGACCAAATCTGTTCGAGGTTACGCTTCCCTTTCCTGCCTTCGCATTGCCTGGAAACGCACAAAGTAAAATGAGTTTTATGTGTAAGACAGCACAACTACCTGGATCAACAGTTAATTCGGTTCCCGTTCAGTATTTTGGACGTGAATTAAAATTTGCAGGTAACAGAACTTTCCAAGATTGGTCAGTTACAATCATTAATGATGAAGATTTTGTTATCCGTAATGCTTTTGAACGCTGGATGAGTGGTCTTAATAGTCACAATTTAAATGTAAGAACACCGGCTGCAGCTACACCATTGGGTTATAGTGTTGATGCTGAAGTTCGCCAATATGGTAAAGGTGGTAACATCTTGAAAAAGTATAAATTTATTGGCGTATTTCCAACAGATTTATCAGCAATTGATGTTGATTGGGGTTCTAATGATACTATTGAAGAGTTTACTGTAAACTTGAGTTATCAATGGTGGGAATCTGCCGAGGATTTAGTAGTATAAGTATAGGGAGAGATCCTTATACTTTTTATAATGTTTAAAAGGAAATAATAGTGGCTATTAAGTTATTCGGTTTTACACTAGGGAATAAAGATGTTGTTCAGGTTGAAAAGCCTGAGCAACCTTCTTTCACACCTCCAAATCAAGATGATGGTGCGGTTGTCATCACTCAAAATGCTCATTACGGTACCTATGTAGATTTAGAAGGTTCTGTTCGGAATGAGTTAGAGTTAATTACTCGTTATAGAGAAATGGCAAATCATCCTGAATGTGACATGGCAATTAATGAAATTGTTAATGAGTCTATCACACATGATGAAGATGGTACAGTTGTTGATATTGTAATGGATAATCTTAAACAACCAGATTCAATTAAAAAGAAAATCCACGAAGAGTTTGATACTGTTCTAAAGATGTTAAACTTTAGTAATCTTGCTGATGATATTTACAAACGCTGGTATATTGATGGTAGAATTTACTTTCAAATTGTTTTAGATGAAAAGAAACCTAAAGACGGTATTCAAGAATTAAGATATATTGATCCACGAAAGATTAGAAAAATTCGTGAGATTAAAAAAGGAAGAGATCCAAAAACAGGGGCAGAAATTATTCAGTCTATTGCTGAATACTACATGTATAATGATCGTGGTACTATTACACAAAGTTACACTGCAGGTGTATCTCAAGGATTAAGAATTGCACCAGAGTCTATTGTTAATGTAAACTCTGGATTGATGGATGCAAAGAATACTTTTGTTATTTCATATTTGCATAAAGCAATTAAACCACTCAATCAATTAAGAATGATTGAAGATGCTGTAGTTATCTATAGATTATCTAGAGCACCAGAACGTAGAATATTTTATATTGATGTTGGTAATTTACCAAAAGGTAAAGCAGAACAGTATATGCGTGATGTTATGACTAAGTATCGTAACAAAATGGTATATGATGCCAATACTGGTGAGTTAAGAGATGATCGTAAACATATGTCAATGTTGGAAGATTTTTGGTTACCACGTAGAGAAGGTGGTAAAGGAACAGAAATTACAACATTGCCTGCAGGACAAAATCTTGGGCAAATTGAAGATGTTCAATACTTTCAAAAGAAGTTATTACAATCACTTAGTGTTCCGTATTCAAGATTGGATCAGCAAAATGGTGGTGGTATGGCAGGTATTGGTAGAACAACTGAAGTAACTAGAGATGAATTAAGATTTAATAAGTTTATTAATAGACTTCGCAATAAGTTTTCTCAATTATTTGATCATGCATTACGTGTTCAACTATCTTTGAAAGGTGTATGTACCGAAGAAGAGTGGGATAAGTTTAGAGAAAATATCTATTATGATTATAAGAAAGATAATAATTTTGTAGAATTAAAAGAAGCAGATTTACTTCAACAAAGAATATCAATTTTAAATTTAGTTGAACCATATGTTGGTAAGTATTACTCACAGGAATGGGTAAAGAAAAATGTATTGCAGTTGACTGATGAAGAAATTGAAGAGATGCAAAAACAAATTGATGCAGAACCACAACCTGAACAAACTGGACCTGATGGACAATCATTAGATCAAGGTCAAGAACAAAATCAACAACAAACAACACCAGAACAATATGCACCAGTGGATAATGTATCAGATAAAGGTTCAAACGAATCGGAAACACCTGAATTAGATAAACAGGTAGAAAAGTTTTCCAAAGTTATAAATATGAAATAAGGAGAATATTATGGAACAGATTAGAAATTTTATAGATTTAGTAGGTCAAGGAGATAACGTAGGTGCTAAAGATGCACTTGAAGAGTTATTGGCCGCTCGTGCTTTTGAGAATTTAGAAGGACGTAAACAAGAAATTGCAAGTTCATTGTTTGGTAATCAACCCGAAGTAGAAACCGCAGAAACCGAGTAAAATGAAATCATTACAAGAATTTAAATCAATCGTAGAAGAAGAAAAATCAGACTATTCAAAGTTTGACGTTTTAGTTCGTGCTGGTTTAGGTAACAAAGCACAGATACAAAGACTACATAAAATTCTTGGTAAAATGGAAGAAGAGAAACCAAATTTCTCTCCTGCCGATAGAGCAATCATTCAAAATATCTTTAATAGAATGGTAGATGTTATTACTAATAATAAACAAATCTTCTCTCAAGCACGTAGAGCAGTAAGAGAAGATTTAGATGAAGGTGTTCTTGCAACATCAGATTATAAGATTGATTCTGCTGGTCACAAATATAAAGCACATCGTATTAAAGTTGGGCAAGATGCACCAGAAATTGGTGATGATCCAGATAAGATTAAAGAAGAAATTGAAATTGTAGAAGCAGATAATGTAATGAAAGGTGATCCACCCGTTACATTGTTACTGAAAAGAAAAGCAATTCGTTTGTATCCAGATGAAACAAAGATTGCACTATACTATAATGAAAGATTGAAAAAGTATTTTAGTGTAGCGTATTCAAATGAAAAACATATTGAAGGTGCTTCTATTCAAGCTGAAGAAGTAGAATTGGAAGAAGCAGTTATGGATACACTACATAAAATTGTATCTGATAAATCCGCTAAATCGGTTAAATTTGCTTCTGGTCATACACGTAAAGTAGATCATTTTACAGCATCAGCATTAACACAAGTTCATAATGCATTAAATGATCAAAATAAAAAGAAGTTTGCAGATATGTTACATAAGAGTCCTGGTAACTTTCAAAAAGCAGCAGACTTTGCTTTTAAACGTGCCAAATGATTATAGATTTAATTTTAAGTAATAGACTCAGTGAAGCAAAAGAACTAATATTTGCCAAACTAAATGAAATTACTGAAAAGAGATTAGAAGAAGCAAAGAGATATGTTGCTGAAGGTTCATTTGAAGAAGTTGAATTAGATGAAGCAAACATTATCAAGATGGGTAGAATTACAAAGATTAGACGAAGGATTCGTAGGAACAAAAAGAATAGAATAATTGTTCAACGAAATGTTCGTAAATCTGGTATTAAAGGTTATAGACTTTCAGGTAATACAGTTAAACGAATTCCTGCATCAACAAGAATTCATAAAGCTAGAATGTTAAAAAGATATTGGAAAACAAAAGGTCGTGCGAAGATTAATAGAGTTTTGTTGAAAAGAAAACAATCAATTCGCCGCCGCAACTCAATGGGGATAAAGTAAATGGCATATGAAATAACAAATTCAAGAAAAGGTACTAGTATTGTTCGTGCTGAAGGTCCAGCAACTTATACCATTTTGTTAACCGATCTTTCAGCTTCTGTTCAAGAAACAATAACATCAGCTTCTCTTCGTAGAATTACTTGGTCTACTAATGGTTCTATTACCATTTCAAGAACAGGCGGACCAACAGTGTTATCATTATATCAAACTGGTGATATGAAATTTGATGAATTTGGATATGCGTTATCCAACACATCAACGGCAAACATTGTATGCACTATTGCAACAGGTGGATCAATCATTATGGAAGTATCTAAACATGCTAATTATGCTAACGATGTTTATAGCCAAGCATTTGCTTAATCGGAATAACTACTATGAAACTAATTAGAGAAAATATTGAATCAGTAAATTATATTACTGAATCAAACGAAGCAGGTAAAAAATCATTGTTTATTGAAGGACGATTTTTAGTTGCTGAAGAACCAAATAAGAATAGAAGAATTTATAAGATGCCTATTCTAGAGCGTGAAGTGCAGAGATATACTGAAGAGTTTATCAATACCAATCGTGCTTTAGGAGAGTTAGGACATCCAGATACTCCAAGTATTAATTTAGAAAGAGTATCACACAAAATTGTTAGTTTGACTAAAGAAGGCAATACTTTTGTTGGTAAAGCAATGATCTTAGAAACACCTTATGGTAATATTGTTAAAAACTTTATTGATTCTGGTGTTAGTCTAGGTGTATCATCAAGAGGTATGGGTTCATTAGTTGCTAATAATGAGGGTGTCAATGTTGTGCAGGATGATTTTCGTCTTGCTACAGCAGCAGATATTGTTGCAGATCCATCAGCACCTGGTGCATTTGTAAATGGTATTATGGAAGGCAAAGAATGGCTATTTGTTGAGGGTCGTTTCGTAGAGATCGACATTGATAACTCAAGAAAGCAAATTAGAAAAGCCTCAAGTAAGCAAATAGAAGAAGTTTCATTGAGACTCTTCGAAAACTTTTTATCAAAACTTTAATTATTATAAATAAATAAACAAAAGGAGATTTTCAATGGCAACAAACAAACTTTTTGAGGCAGCAGCCGAAATTCTTTCTGGCACCAAAGGAAAGAACGCTGCACCTATGGAAAAACCACAAGGCGTAGAAATCCATGATGCAGGTGGTCCAACACCACAAAATGCAAAACCAGATGATGATTCACACAAGATTACACCATCATCAAAGTCTGCAACTGCACCAACAACAAAACCATCAGATGCTTCCTCTAAAATGGAAGAAACGGAAGTAGAAATCGAATTGTTAGATGTATCAAGTGATATTGATGCAATGTTTGCTGACTCAGCAATTTCAGAAGAATTCAGATCAAAAGTTTCAACCATTTTTGAAGCACGAGTTCAAGACCGTATTTCACAATTAGAAGAAGAAACAGAAGCACGTTATGCTTCTATGTTAGAAGAAGCAGTAGAATCAGTTAAAGAAGATTTGACAGAAAAAGTAAATGATTACCTGTCATATGTTGTAGAACAATGGATTGCCGACAATGAAATCGCAATCGAAAAAGGTCTACGTGCTGAATTAACAGAAGATTTTATTGCTGGTCTTAAAAATCTATTCGTAGAACATTACATTGATGTTCCTACAGACAAAGTTGATTTGGTAGAAGAGTTAGCATCTAAAGTTGAAGAACTTGAAGGCCAACTTAACGAAGAAATCGAACGTGGTATTGAAATCAAGAAGTCATTGGTTGAATCACGTAAACAAGAAATTACCCATGCAGTTACCGAAGGGTTGATCGCTACTCAAGTTGAAAAAATCAAATCACTCGCAGAGGGTGTTGAATTCTCCACAGAGGACGAATACAAAAACAAACTTGAAACTATCCGTGAAAACTACTTCCCATCAGGCAATGTTAAAAAAGCTGATGCTGACCAACTACATGAACAAGTAGAGGACGGTTCAGAAAAACACCAGGCATCATTAGATCCTTATGTTAATTCCGTCATGCAAGCAATTTCAAAAAGTAAGAAATAATTTATAACAACAAAGGAGATTTAAATGTATCTATCGGAAGACCTACAAAAAAAATGGGCACCAGTTCTTGAGCATCAAGAATTAGCCCCAATCAAGGATTCATATCGCAGAGCAGTTACAGCGTTAGTTCTTGAGAATCAACAACAAGCCATGCTCAAAGAAGCTGGCATCATGAATGAAACAATCACCAATGCTTCTGGTACAGGTGGTTTTGGTGGCGGTGCATCACCTGCAGGTCCTGTTGCTGGTTTTGATCCAATCCTTATCAGTTTGGTACGCCGTTCATTGCCTAACTTGATCGCTTACGATATCTGTGGCGTTCAACCAATGACTGGTCCTACTGGCTTGATCTTCGCAATGCGTTCAACATACGGTACAAACCGCAATGTTGCTTCTTCAGGCATCGAAGCATTCTACAATGAAGCCAATACCATGTTTGGTGGTGCTTCAACAGGCGCACAACAAGCATTGAATGTTACATACAATGCAGCTTACAACAGTAACACGTTTACTGCTAACGCTACTCCAGGTTATGCAATGGCTACTGCTGTTGCTGAAGATTTGACACCTGCTGAAATGGGTTTCACAATCGAGAAAGTAACTGTATCTGCTAAGACACGTGCATTGAAAGCTGAATACTCAATGGAATTAGCACAAGACTTGAAAGCAGTTCATGGTCTTGACGCTGAAACAGAATTAGCAAACATTCTTTCTGCAGAAATTCTTGCTGAGATCAATCGTGAAGTTCTACGCACAATTTATTTCTCTGCAAAAGTTGGTGCTCAAATTGGTACAACAAGTGCTGGTACATTTGACCTTGACACAGATTCTAACGGTCGTTGGATGGTTGAAAAGATCAAAGGTTTGGCATTCCAAATCGAACGTGAAGCAAATACAATTGCTAAACAAACCCGTCGTGGTAAAGGTAATGTTGTAATTTGTTCTTCAGACGTTGCTTCTGCATTTGCAATGGCTGGATTGTTAGATTACAATTCTGCTTTACAAGGTCAAGTTAACCTAACAGTTGATGACACTGGTAACACATTTGCTGGTACAATGTTTGGTCGTTTGAAAGTTTACATTGATCCATACTTTATCGCTTCTTCAACTGCAGAGTTTGCTGTTGTTGGTTATAAAGGTAGTAACGCTTATGACGCAGGTTTGTTCTACTGCCCATACGTTCCTCTCCAAATGGTTCGTGCTGTTGACACCAATACTTTCCAACCAAAGATTGGTTTCAAGACTCGTTACGGTATTGTTGCAAACCCATTCGCAAATGGTACAACACAAGACCTCGGCGCTATCAATGTAACAAGCAATGTTTACTATCGTGGTTTCAAAGTCGTAAACATTATGTAATAAAACGGTACCCAATAATAACAAAAATAATACGGGTACCATCTCCAAAGAGGACTTTCAAAAGAAGTCCTCTTTTTTTTCTTTATAAATACACATATGACAGCACTCACTAGATCACCATCAAATACAAATTTATTACATCCAAATAAGTTTACTATGTCTTTTGGACGTGTTCCTAATATGGAATACTTTTGCCAAGGCGTAAGTTTACCTGGTATATCAATGTCTGAAGTACCTAGACAAAATCCATTTGTTGATTTATATTCACCAGGTGAAAAAGCAATATATGATATGTTAAATGTTACATTCTATATTGATGAAGAATTAAAAACATGGTTAGAAATACATGACTGGATTAGAGGTATGACATTTCCTACAGATTTTGCAGAGTATGTTAATCTCAGAAATTTAAGTCCTAATATTTCCAATACGGCAACACCACAATACTCAGATGCAGTATTAACATTATATTCATCTGCAAATATACCATATTTTAGATTTAAATTCTATGATTGTTTTCCAACTTCTTTATCTACCTTCTTTGTAACTTCTACAGATAGTCCCGAGAATCCTATTACTGCCGATTGTACCTTCAGATTTTCCTATTATAATGTTGACAAACTGTTTTAACTAGTGTATACTCCTTTTAAGGAGATTTTTTATGAATAAACTTGATGAATTATTAGAAATGTGGCGCAAAGATTCTGTCATTGATAGAACAGAACCTGGCAGAGAATTAATTAATATACCACAATTACATAGCAAATACTTGAATATGCTTTCAAGACATAGGTTGTTGTCTAAAGAAGCAGAGTTTAAGTATAACAAAATGCGTAGAGTAAAGTGGGAATACTATACTGGTAAACTAGATGATGACCAACTTAAGAAGTATGGTTGGGAACCATTTCCTTTTGTTCTTAAATCTGAAGTGGCATCATATCTTGAAAGTGATGATGACCTAAACAAGTATGTTGCAATTAAAGTTATGCATGATGAAATTGTTGAAGTGTGTCAGAGTATTATGAAAGAACTAAATAGTAGGACATTTCAACTGAGGGACTTTATAACATGGGAAAGGTTTATACAGGGTGTATGATTTAAGATTAGAAAAGGTCAACGAAGCCTTTATCAGAGTAGTATCAGAAAGAAATGTAGCACAAGAACTTTCTCAATATTTTGAATTTTATGTTCCAGGTTATCAATACACACCCAAATTTAAAGCGAGAGTTTGGGATGGGAAGGTGAGGCTCCTAAATTTAAGAACCATGGAAATATACCATGGCTTGGTACCTTATATTGAAAAGTTTTGTAAAGAAAGAGATTACAAAATTGAGATTGATTCTGAGATAACAGTCACAGACAATTACTCCCTAAAAGAAGCCAATGACTTTATACAGACACTTGGTTTGCCATTTGAACCTCGTGACTATCAAGTTAACTCTTTTGTTCATGCAATCCGTAATAAAAGAATTCTACTTCTTTCACCTACTGCATCAGGTAAATCTTTAATCATTTATTTGATGTTGAGATATATTCAGCAAACACAAAGAAAAGGTTTATTGGTTGTACCAACAACTTCACTCGTTGAACAGATGTATACCGACTTTCAATCTTATGGATATAACTCAGAAGAGTTTTGTCATAAACAGTATGCAGGTAAAGATAAGGTCACAGATAAGTTTTTGACCATCACAACATGGCAATCTATCTACAAAAATCCACCTGAATACTTCAATCAATTTGATTTTGTTATAGGTGATGAGGCACACCAATTTAAAGCCAAATCACTCGCCACAATCATGACACAATTGGTTAATGCAAAATATAGAATAGGTTGCACCGGAACATTATCTAATTAACCTATTAGAAGGAACTAAAACGCATAAATAGAAATATGGACTATCAAAAAATATATTACTCTATAATAGAAAAAGCTAATACTCGGACATTGACCGAGTATTTTGAGGAGCACCATATAATACCTAAATCTTTAGGTGGTGACAATGGTAAAAAAAATAAAGTAAAATTGACAGCAAGAGAACACTTTGTGTGTCATTGGTTATTATGGAAATTTTCAAAAGGAAAAGATAAAATTAAAATGGGTCATGCTTTTGGCATGATGAGATACCATGATTCTACTAATAGGTACTACACTTCAATTGGTTATGAAATAGCTAGAAAAGCACACTCTTTATCAGCAAGTTTACATCATAAAGGTAAAACTCTTTCTGATAAAGAAATGAAAAGAATGTCAGAAAATAATCCAAATGCTAAAGAAATAGAAATAAATGGAATAAAGTATAAAAGTAGAAAAGAAGCTTGGGAAAAATTACAAACAACAAAAAGAAGGTTGTATTCTTTTATTGATGGAAAAATATCCTTTGAACAATTAACATATAGTGGCAGATATCCACACACAGAAGAATCTAAGAAAAAAATTGGTGATTGGTCAAGAGGCAAAACATACGAAGAACTTTTAGGTAAAGAAAAATCTTTATTATTGATAGAAAAAAGACGACAACAAATGTTAAAAAATATTATGGAAAAAAATGAGTAATGTTCATAGATTAGTATTAGAAGGTTTATTTGGACCAGTATATAAAGCAACAACAACAAAAGAATTAATGGATAACAAACAGTTATCTAAATTTAAGATTAAATGTTTAATACTTAAATATCCAGAAGAAGTTTGTAAGTTATCTAAGAAGTGGGACTACAAAGAAGAGATTGAATATATAGTATTGAACACAGCAAGAAATGCATTTATAAAGAATCTTGCCTTGTCGTTGAAAGGTAATTCATTAATACTATTTCAATTTGTAGATAAACATGGTAAAGTTCTACATAATATTATAAAAGAAGAAGCAGGTAAACGTAAAGTATTTTTTGTATATGGTGGTACTGATACCGAAGTTAGAGAATCTATTAGAGATATAACTGAACGTGAAACAGATGCCATTATTGTTGCTTCATACGGTACATTCTCAACTGGTATTAATATACGTAATTTACATAATGTAATATTTGCATCACCATCTAAATCAAAAATTCGTAATCTACAATCAATTGGTCGTGGACTTAGATTAGGTGATAATAAAGAAGAAGCGGTTCTTTATGATATCTCTGATGATTTTAGAATAGGCAAACATGTTAATTATACCTTGACACACTTCGTTGGCAGAGTAAAGATGTATGACGATGAAAAATTTAATTATAAGTTTTATAATATAGAATTAAAAATTTAATTTTTATTAAAAGTTTTTTTGGAATGTTGTAATTTTTCTTCTTTTGTTTTTTTATCCCAATACTGTTTCATTTTTTGACTATGATCTGGTCTAAGTTTACCTGTTTTATTAATTGATAATTTATTTTTAGATTCTGGTGTATGATTATATCCACTTAAAAGTCTAGCTTTTTTTCGTTTTTGTATGTGTATTTCTGATTGTTTATAACCGGATGTTCCATCACCACCATCAGTTAAATTTCTAAGTATACCTGTACCATTATCAATTCTTCCATACCATTGAATCATTCTTCTTTCTATGGCAAATGCTCCAATTTCCGTTAAATTAGCTTGCATTATTATTATTTTTGTGTTATCATTAGGTATGTTTATTGAATGATTTTTGTTCCATGCTCTATCTCTGCAACCTTTACCTATATAATAAGGTAAATTATTATCTCTTAGATAAGCATATACATAAAAATGATTAGGTCTGTTTTTAGAAGAATAAATAGTCATACTGATACGGTCCTTTCGTATTAGAGTAGGTGCGAGCTGCAACTCGGCGATCTACACTTATTTATAATTTTTTTTACCTAAAAGGGTATTTTTGACATGGATAACATAAAAATAATAAGGATGCAATCGGGTGAAGATATCATTGCTTCTATGATAGAAGATAAAGAAGAAGGTATCGTTACACTTAACAATCCTATGACAGTATTATTTAAAAGACAGATTACTGGTAAATCAGTTATGATGATGGTACCTTGGTTACCTGTAGAGATTATTCAATATAATATGGCTACAGTTTATTCACAAGACGTATTAACTGTATTTCAACCTAAAGAATCTCTTGTTAATTATTATAATAAGGCAGTGATTGATTTGAATGAATGTATCATTGAAGAGTCAGACCACATTGAACAATCATTAAACGAAGATGGTGATGAAGAAGATGTTTCAGAAGAAGAGTTCTCAGAGTATGTAGATAGTATTGAAACCATTAAAGAAGTATTAAGTAATAAGAAAAGAATATTACATTAAAGAACGACAAAACCATTATAACAATGTATCACTAACCTGTCAAGCGAAATATAAGGTAAATATTATGAGTAAGAAAAAAGCACATTACATTAACAATGCCGACTTCTTAAAAGCACTAACCGATTATACCGAAAAGTGTGTTGAAGCCAAAAAAAATGATAAACCAGAACCTATAGTACCAAACTATATCGGTGAATGTTTTATTAAAATTGCAGAACATCTATCTAGAAAACCAAACTTCGTATCATATTCATTTAGAGATGAAATGATTGCAGATGGTATTGAAAATTGTATAATGTATTTCAGAAACTTTGATCCTGCCAAATCATCTAATCCATTTGCCTATTTTACACAGATTATTTACTTTGCATTTCTACGAAGAATTGCCAAAGAGAAGAAACAACTATATGTAAAATACAAAGCAACAGAACAGTTTGGTTTATTAGATGAAGGTGAAATGTTTGAAGATGAGAATGGGCATATGCAACAATTTAAAATGTATGATAACATATCAGAATTCATTCATACATTTGAAGAAACTAAAAAGAATAAAAAGAAAGTAAAGATTAAAGGTATTGAAAACTTTATTGAATTGGATGTGAAAGAACTACCAGAAATTTAAGGAGATTATTATGAGAGTTGGATTTACATGTAGTGCATTTGATTTACTTCATGCTGGTCACATATTGATGTTAGAAGAAGCAAAGACTCAATGTGACTTTTTAATTGTTGGATTACAAACTGATCCAACAATTGATCGGAAAGAAAAAAATAAACCTATCCAAAGTGTAGTTGAAAGATATATTCAACTCAAGGCAGTTACATATGTTGATCAGATTATACCATACACATATGAAAGTGACTTAGAGGAAATATTCCGTTCATTCCCAATTTCAGTTAGAATTATTGGTGATGAATATAAAGAAAAACAATTCACTGCAAAAGATATCTGTGCTGGTAGAGGTATTGAAATCTATTTTAATCGGAGAGATCATCACTTTAGCAGTAGTGAATTACGTAACAGAACTTATAGAATAGAATATCAGAAAAAAGGTGAGTTTGATGAAGTTAGCCCTAATAAATGACACCCATGCCGGTGCAAGAGGTGACAGTGCAATATTCAATGAATTCTTTTTTAAGTTTTGGGAAAATGTATTCTTTCCATACTTAGAAGAAAATAACATCACACAGATTTGTCATTTAGGTGATGTTGTTGATCGTAGAAAATTTATTAATTATGTTACATTGAATTCTTGGCGTAAAAGATTCTTTGATAGATTATTAAAGAACAATATTCAAATGGATGTTATTGTAGGTAATCATGATGTTACTTACAAGAATACAAATGAAATCAATGCCATGAATGAATTATTTGAGCATTACAATAATGTAAATGTGTATATTGATCCCGTTGAAAGAGTATATGATGGTATTAATGTTGCATTGGTACCATGGATAAATTCAAGTAACTATCAAAGTAGTTTAGAATTTTTAAATAATACACAGAGTCAAATTGTATTTGGTCATTTTGAAATATCTGGATTTGAAATGGATCGTGGTAATGTTTGTCAAGGTGGTTTAGATTCTTCTCTATTCAAACGATTTGATACTGTATTATCTGGTCACTTTCATCATAAATCAACTAATGGTAATATAACATATCTAGGCAATCAATACGAAATTACATGGGCAGACTATGATGACCAAAGAGGATTTCATGTATTTGATACAGACACAAGAGAACTAGAATTTATACCTAATCCATATAAAATGTTTCATAGATTAAGTTATGATGATACTGTCCAAGACTTTACATACTGGAAAGCATTTGATTATGATAATTTGAAAGATACTTACGTTAAGATTGTGGTAGTCAACAAACAAAATCCATATCTGTTTGATAGTGTGATGGATAACTTATATAAAACTGGTGTTGCTGATATAGGTATAGTTGAAGATTTTACCGATAATTCAGTTACCGATGATGAAGAATTGGTAAATCAAGCGGAAGATACTATGACTATCTTAAATAAGTATATTGATGGGTTGACATTGAATGTAAAACCTGATATACTTAAAGGTCTAATGAAAGAACTATACGTTGAAGCGGTAAATGTAGAGAGAGTTGATTAATGATTGTATTTAAAAAAGTTAGATATAAGAACTTTATTAGCACTGGTAATTATTATACCGAGATTGATTTTCAAAGATCGTCTAATACATTAATTATTGGTTCTAATGGTGCGGGTAAATCCACGATGCTTGATGCATTGTGTTTTACTCTATTTGGTAAAGCATTTAGAAGTATTAACAAACCACAACTGATTAATGCCATCAATCAAAAAGATTGTGTTACTGAATGTGAATTTGATATTGGTAATAAAAAATATAAAATTATTCGTGGCATAAAACCTAACATCTTTGAAATATATCAAGATGGCGATTTACTGAATCAGGATGCCGCAAGTAGAGATTATCAAGAATACTTAGAGAAGTTTATTCTAAAATTAAATTATAAATCATTTACACAGATTGTTATATTAGGTTCTGCATCATTCGTGCCATTCATGCAGTTATCTGCATCTGATCGTAGGTCTATCATTGAAGATTTACTAGACATACAAATCTTTTCTACAATGAATACTGTATTGAAAGAGAAGATGTCTGGTAACAAAGATCATGTTGTTGAAAACAATTCTAAGTTACAAATTGTAGAAGCAAAGATTGAAATCCAGAATACTCATATTAAGAGTATACAAAAAACTAATGATGAGAAGGTAGAAGAATATGATAATCAAATCAAATTGTATAATACTGACATACTTGAGTTACAAGAAAAAATACAACAAACATCCAACTCAATCAACATATTACAAACCGACGTGGAAAACAAAATTGAAGTCGAGACTAGACTCAAGAAATTTACTAAAATTGAATCGCAGATTGAGAACAACTTATCCAAATATAAGACTGATATCAGTTTCTTTGAACAGAATGATAATTGTCCAACCTGTAAGCAAGAAATTGCCTTGGGGTTTAAAGAACAACAAATCAAAGAGAATAATGATAGAGTTACCGAAATAGAATCTGGATTGAAAGTATTAGAAGAAAAACTATTGGCAGAACAAGAACGACTAAATGAGATTACAGTAAAACAAAAAGAAATACAGAAATTACAAATTAATAATGCCACCAACACAACTTCTATTACAGAAACAAACAAGTATATTGCAAAACTAAAATCACAGATTGAATCATTGAAAATTAATCATGATAATTTGGATGCAGAGAATACTAAGTTAAATGAATTGAATAATGAATTAGAAATAATTCTACAAAAGAAGAAAGAATTGATTGATGAAAAAACATATTATGAAGCCGCTTCAGGTCTACTAAAAGATACTGGTATTAAAACTAAAATTATCAAACAATATCTACCCGTTATTAATAAAGTTGTAAACAAACATCTTGCCACATTTGACTTCTTTGTTAATTTTAATTTAGATGAATCATTCAAAGAAACAATTAAATCAAGACACCGTGATGCATTTAGTTATGAATCATTTAGTGAAGGTGAGAAACAAAGAATTGATATGGCATTGATGTTAACATGGAGAACAATTGCAAAGTTAAAGAATTCTGCAAATACTAATCTGTTAATATTAGATGAAATATTTGATTCTAGTTTAGATGCAAATGGCACAGAGTATTTAATGAACATCCTACATATGTTAGAAGATGTAAATTTATTTGTAATCAGTCATAAAGGCGATATATTACAAGATAAGTTTAGGTCAGTAATTAAATTTGAGAAGGTAAATAATTTTTCAAGGATAGCAAAATGAGTGAATTTTTAACGATTGATACTGGTTCAGGAATACAAACACAAAAAGAAGAAGAGATTCTTCCATTACCATTAGTTGATACCGCACATAAAGTATTAAATGCACCGATACCGGAATATGATGAAACATCATTACCAAATCATTATATGTCCACTTTAATTAAACGATTGAAGATGACAATGAAACTATATGGTGGTATCGGTATTTCTGCCAATCAATGTGGTATTAAAGAAAGAGTTTTTATTATTGGTAATGAAAATTTCCAGATAGTTTGCATTAACCCAAAAATTGTTGAAACTGGTAAAGTTAATAGAATGAGAGAAGGATGTTTAAGTTTTCCTGGTTTAACTTTAAATGTTGCTAGACACGAATCAATAAAAGTAGTATACTATACAGAATTGGGTGAGCAAAAGTCAGTAGATTTTGATGGTGTTACTGCTCAATGTTTCCAACATGAAATGGATCACATGGAAGGTATGTTGTTTACTAAACATGTTGGTTCATTGGCATTAAAGATGGCACAAGATAAACAAAAGAAATTGATCCGAAAGTTTAAGAAGATGGAGAAAATGTTATGAGTGAGAATGAATTAAAAGTAGAAGTTGAAGAATCTGGTGAGTATGATAATTTTATTGGTAAGAGTAATGTATCAAAAGGTGTTACTGGTATTTTAGGTCTAGAAGAAGAGACTACAGTTGAACAAGTATATGAGAATCCCAATTCATGGAAAAAACACTGGAAAGGTATGCCGGAATTTGACCAAGATAATAATCCACCATACAAAACAATCTATCTACACTTTAGAGATGAAGAAGATTATAAAGAATTTGCTAAATTGGTTGAACAAAATCTATCAGAGAAAACTAAAAGTATATGGTATCCTAAATTAGATAGAGATGCTAATTCATTAAAGAGATGGATTGAGGAGTAATTGATATGCATAATCCGAGTTATCCAGTCTATATTGTTTCTAAAGGAAGAGCCGATAGTAGACTGACAAGCAGGTCATTAGAACGGATGAAAGTTCCATATTACATTGCAGTTGAACCACAAGACTATGATGCATATTGTGCAGTGATTGATCCGGCAAAAGTATTAGTATTGCCATTCAGTAATCATGGTGATGGTCCTGGTCGTGCTAGAAATTGGTGTTGGGATCATGCAATTAAATTGGGTGCAAAGAGACATTGGGTATTAGATGATAATATATCAGATTTTTATCGTTTGCAGAAAAATGAACGAGTTCGTGTAGAGACTGGTGCCATATTTAAAGCTGCAGAAGATTTTGTTGATAGATATGAGAATGTTCCTATCTCAGGCTTTCAATATAGATTTTTTATAGCACCAAATTCTAAATATCCACCATTCGTTACAAATACCAGAATTTATTCTGTATTGTTAATTGATAATGAATGTAAACATAGATGGCGTGGTAGATATAATGAAGATACTGATATTTGTTTACGTGTATTGAAAGATGGTGATTGCACAGTTCAGTTCAATGCTTTTCTACAAGGTAAAGCCGCAACACAAACATTAGGTGGTGGTAATACTGAAGAGTTTTATGCCAAAGAAGGTACACTAAAGAAATCACAGATGCTTGTTGATATGCATCCAGATGTTACAAAATTAGTTTGGAGATTTGATCGTTGGCATCATTTTGTTGATTACAATCCATTCAAGAAAAACAAATTAAGATTTAAACATGGTATTGAATTACAAGATAAAGTAAACAACTACGGTATGAAATTAATAAAGAATTATAAACCATGAGTATTCTTAATGAGATATCAAAGAGTTCATTAAATACATATCTACAAAACTGTGCAAAGTATGCAGAGATTGATATTAATCGTGCATATAATATTACTTTAAACTTTATAAAAAAACACGATGGTGCAGAAGTTAATGATCCAGATATTCAAGAGATGTTAGATTTACAAAAAATTTGGTATGATTCTCTTGAAACAAATGATCCTGCATATTCTGTTTATTCAAGTCCTTATTATTTTTGTGAAGTTTGGTTGTGTTGGGTAAAATATTCCAGAAGATATATAAAAGATATCAGTAAGAAAGATTCTTTATTTGATAAAAGTATAGTAGATGATATTAGAGGAATATCTACTATAATGGATTTAGGTTGTGGTTTTGGATATACAACTGTTGGATTTAAAGAGACTTTTCCTGAATGTAAAGTATATGGAACAAACATCGAAGGAAGTAGTCAATATAAGATGGCAACAGAATTAGGTAATCAATATGACTTTTCAATAATACAAGATTACACCAATACAAAAGCCGATCTAATATTTGCATCCGAATACTTTGAACATTTCCAAAGACCAATTGAACATCTGTTAGATATTATTAAACATTGTGATCCTAAATACTTTTTGATAGCAAACGCATTTACTGCCAGAGCTATCGGTCACTTTAATGAGTATTACTATAAGAACATAACATATACTGGTAAAGATATGAGTCGGTTATTTAATGAAACTTTGCGAGTTTATGGGTATGAAAAAGTGCATACATCATGCTGGAACAATAGGCCAAACTATTGGAAGAAAAGTTCTGGATTGGAAAAGTTCTTTTAAATCAATAACTTATAAAACGCTTGACATTTGATTCGGTTAGTGTATAATGATTGTATATTAATAGAGAGAGTCATATGGAAAACTATTCTACCGAATCAAAATCACAATTAGCAAAGTTACTTGCCACTGAAAACATCACGGTTCAACATGCTAAAATTCAAACTGCATCGTTTAATCTGAAAACCCGTGTATTGAATTGTCCTATTTGGACTGATATGAGTGGTGATCTTTATGATTTATTGATGGGTCATGAAGTTGGTCATGCATTGGAAACACCTGAAGAAGGTTGGCATGATGCAATTATTGAGAGTCAATCTAAAAACTTTAAAACATTTTTGAATGTTGTTGAAGATGCTCGTATTGAAAAGAAAATCAAACGGCGTTATCCTGGTCTTAAAAAATCATTTATCAATGCTTATAAACAATTAATTGATAAAGATTTTTTTGGTATTAAAAATCAAGATGTTAATACATTACCTTTTATTGATAAGATTAATCTTTATACAAAAGGTGGTACATTTTTGGGTATTACTTTTACTGAAACTGAAACTGAATTATTAAATAAAGTAGAAAAGTGTGAAACATGGGAAGATGTTGTCCGTGTTGCTGAAGAATTATTTGGTTATTCTAAAAAAGAACAACAAGATAAACAAGAAAATACTTTTAGTAATTTTACCAATGAATTTGGTAGTCATGAAGGATTTGATTCTGATTTTTCAGATGATCTAGAATTTGATGATGTTGAAGATGGTAAAGAAAGAACTACTACAATACCTTCTAATGAACAATCTGAAGAAGATGGTGAAAGCGAAGAAGATGGCAATACACCTAATCGTTTCAAAGAATCTAAAGGTTCAATGGCAGACCAATATGATCCCGATTTTGAACCTATATGTGAAACTGACCAAAACTTTCGCAATAATGAAGCATCATTATTAGATGAAAAATGTAAAGAATATATCTATGTGAATATTCCTACTGCAAATCCTAAAGGTATCTTTACATCAGCAAAACGTGTTCATGAATTCTTAACACCAAAAGTTTTTGAACCTCTTAATTATAATCCTGAGACTGAATTGAGAGAATTCAAGAATAAGAATGACCGATATATCTCATTGTTAGCAAAAGAATTTGAAATGCGTAAAGCTGCCAAATCATTTGCTAAAAAGAAAATATCTAATACTGGTGATATTGATATTAACAGTATCTACAAATACAAATTAGATGATAATATTTTCCGTAAGATGATGCAATTGCCTAAAGGTAAATCACATGGTTTAGTATTATTATTAGACCGTTCTGGTAGTATGAGTTATAATATGGCAGCATCATTAGAACAGATTTTAATTTTAAGTATGTTCTGTAAGAAAGTAAACATTCCATTTGTTGTATATGGATTTGGTAATGACATTACTGGTCGTATGTATGATACTGGTAATAGTTTCAGATTAAACGATGCATCATGTAAAGAAAAATCATTTATTAAAAATGATAATGATATAGCATTTGAAGAAGTATTTTTACGTGAATATTTGAATTCTAGTATGAGTAGTTCTGAATATTTAAAATGTGTTAAGAATATTTTGATGTTAAAGAAAGTATATCAAAATGATAAAGAATATTTTCTTCCAAAATCTGAAGGATTATCTAATACACCTTTAACAGAATCAATGGTTGCATTACGTGATCCAGTTAATGAATTTCGTAAAAGACACAATTTAGATTTAGTAAATTTATGTATTGTGCATGATGGTGATGCCGATTGGACTAATAGATATGTTCAAGAAGATAGTTCTAAAAGATTCTGTGCAATTACACAAAATGTAATTATTCAAGATAAGAAAACAAAATATCAAAAGAAGATGGATAATAATCATTCATTACGTGCTGTTATATTTGATTGGTTTTCAAAAACCACTAATACTAAAATCTTTGGATTCTATATCACAAAGAAACCTAGTCGTAGTTTTTTCTTAAGTGATTACAGATATGAAGGTGGTCTTGATGTTGATGATATGGCAAAAAAATTAAATCCAGAATCACAATACCGTCAACGTGAAGAAATGTTAGATAAACTAGTAAAAGATATGAAAAAAGATAATTTTGTTATATCTTACAATACTGGTTATGATGCTTTCTATATTATTCGTGGTGGTAATGATGCTTTGATTGGTAATGAAGAATTAAAAGTTGAGGGTGATTTTACTGCCGGTAAGTTAAAGACTGCATTTTCTAAGTTAAATAAGGCAAAACAGTCTAATAGAGTCTTGGCAACACGGTTTATTGAGAGAATCGCTGCATAAGTTGTTGATTTTTATGGTAAAAATAGTGGTTGACATTGGGTATCATTCGTAGTATAATAGTTGTATATTAAATGATAAGGAGTTTACATTATGAGTAAGATTAAAATTGAGGCACGTGAGAAGTTTGTTAAGTTGGCATTAGCAACAGGTAAGACCGCATTAACGCATCCTGAAATACATGAGATTTGCCAAAAAAACGATATCAAATTCCCACAATGGTTAATTAAAGGTAATGATTATCGTATCGGGCGTGGACTATATAAAATACCAACCGATAATTCTACAGTGCAAATGGTCGCACAGGTCGTTAATATGAAAAAAGAACCAGTAACAGAAGTTAAACAAGGCAATCGGATTACTAATGTTATTACCGATTTGGAAAGTAATAATTTAGTACCTTCAATTTATAAGAATTTTGTACCATTTGGTCACTTCAATGATTTATTAAATATTGTAAGTTCCAATCAATTCTTTCCGTTATTGATTACTGGTCAATCGGGTAATGGTAAAACAATGTCGGCAGAACAGGCATGTGCCAAGATTGGTCGCAAGTTTGTTTGTATTTCAATGACACCAGAAACCGATGAAAGTGATTTGTTAGGTAACTATGTATTGATTAATGGACAGATGGAATGGCGTGATGGTCCAGTAACAGTTGCGGCACGACAAGGTGCAGTCTTGTGTATTGATGAGATTGATTATGGTGCAGCTAATCTATCATGTTTACAGCGTGTATTTGAAGGCAAACCATTCTTATTGAAAAAGAAAAATGAAGTAGTAACACCTGCAGAAGGTTTTACTGTAATTGCTACTGCAAATACTAAAGGTAAAGGTTCTGAAGATGGTCGTTATATGTTTACTAATGTATTGAATGAGGCATTTTTAGAACGATTCTTGATTACAATCGAACAAGAGTGGCCATCTGTTTCAGTAGAGAAGAAAATTTTAGTTAAGGAAATGTCATCTGTTGGTAAAGATGATAATGAATTTGTAGATAAATTGGTAACATGGGCAGATATTATTCGTAAAACATTTGCCGAAGGTGGTGCTGATGAAGTTATCTCTACTCGCCGTTTGGTACATATTGTTAAATCGTTTGGTGTCTTTAATGATAAGATGAAGGCAATTGAATTATGCTTGAATCGTTTTGATGAAGATACAAAAAGATCATTCTTAGATTTATATACTAAGATTGATGAAGATGCAAAACCTACTATTGAAACAGTTGTGCCTGAAAGTAGTTTGGCTGAAGAGATGTCAAATGCAGTGAATTCGGCTCAACAAACTCCTGCCGGAATACCTAATACTATGACAACTATACCAAATACTATGACAACTATACCAGATAGTGTTGCTGAAACTTTAAGTTCTGGATTGGTAATAAACAAGAGCAATTACCTTTGGACTAATGGCAATCAATAACATTTACCTGTTAAAGTGTTGACACTGTTATATAATTATAGTATAATAGTTGAAATTAACAGAGAAGTGTCGCCTCTGTAAATTTAATTTAATTGCGACACAAAACTAAATTGGAGTATTATTATGAAATCAAATAGTTCACAAAACGAAAAACTACTTGACTTTTTCAAAACTGGTAAAGATATTACTGAGAATGTTGCTAAAAGCCGTTATGGTATTGAGCGATTCTCTGCTCGCATTGCTGAATTACGTGCTGAGGGTTATAGTATCTACCGCAATAGCAAAAAGACAACCAACGGTGAAACTATCACTGTTTATCGTTTAGGTACGCCTAATCGTCAGATGGTTGCTGCAGCTTATAAGGAGTTGGGTGCTGCTGCATTTGCCTAAATCTGTAGTGTAATTATATGAGGTGATGCATATATATTTGTGTCACCTCTTTTTTTAGAATGGATATACTATGGAAATAAAAGTTAAATTAGAAGATTTAAAACAGTTTAAGTTGTTTGTGGCAACACCGATGTATGGTGGTATGTCATATGGCATGTATATGAAATCATGCCTTGATTTGCAAGTAATGATGATGAAATATGGTGTTGATGTTAAGTTTTCATTTTTGTTTAATGAATCTCTTATCACTCGGGCACGTAATTATCTTGTAGATGAATTTCTCCGTTCGGAATGCACTCATCTACTCTTCATTGATTCTGATGTTCATTTTAATCCGCAAGATGTAATTGCATTGATGGCATTAGATAAAGAAGTAGTTGGTGGACCTTATCCTAAGAAATCTATCAATTGGAACAATGTAGCAGAAGCAGCAAGAAAACATCCTGATTTACCACCACAAGATTTAGAATATGTTGTTGGTGATTATGTGTTTAATGTTGTTCATGGTACCAAAAACTTTTCTGTAACTGAACCACTTCAAGTATTAGAAATTGGTACAGGTTTCATGATGGTTAAACGTGAAGTATTTGATAAGATGCGAGATGCATATCCTACTATTCGGTATAAGCCTGATCATGTTGGTCAAGCAAACTTTGACGGTTCAAGATATATTCATGCATACTTTGATACAGTAATTGATACTAAAGATTCTATTGTTGGTGGTGGTTCTGATCGGTATCTATCTGAAGATTATATGTTTTGCCAGATGTGGCGCAAGATTGGTGGAGAAATCTACTTGTGTCCATGGATGAAAACACAACATATTGGTACATATCCATTCACTGGTAACATGCCTAAAGTTGCTGAATTGACTGGTAAACTATAATCATGAGATGTGATATAGATTACAAGTATAGTGAAGGTAGAATACTCGATGAATTAAAAGTCTATATTGATAACACTTACGGTGAACACTATTCACAAAATAAATTTCAGGCAACTGAGTTTATAATGGATAGTGGTCACGGTGAGGGTTTCTGTATCGGTAACATTATGAAATATGCACAAAGATACGGTAAGAAAGAAGGTCGTAACAGAAAAGACTTGCTAAAAGTGATTCATTATAGTATAATGGCTTTACACAATCACGATGAGTTATATGGTTCTAAAACAAAAATTTAATTATGGAGTATATTATGAAATTATCTGAACAAACAATTGAAATCTTAAAGAACTTTGGAACAATTAATGAAAGCATTATGTTTCAAACTGGTAAAGTTATTCGCACAGTTAGTAAAACAAAAAACATCCTTGCTGAATTTAAATCTGAAGATGAAGTTACAAAAGATTTTAGTGTATATGATTTGAATAACTTTTTGGCAGTTTTGACTATGTTCAATGGCACTGAAATTGAACTTGAAGAAAATGCATGTAAACTTATAAGTGCTGATGGCAGAAATAAATTGAAATATTATTACTGTGATCCAGAGATGATTACTCTTGCACCATCAAAGCCAATTGCAATGCCTGAAGCTGAGATTCAATTTACATTCACAAAAGAAGATTACAATCATCTAAAGCGTATTACAAATGTATTGGGTACCAGTGATGTTGCAGTTAAATCTGATGGATCAAAAGTATCTATTCTTGCATTTGATACTAAGAATGATGCATCTGCAACTAATGAATTAGTTATGTGTGATGGCAATGGTGATGTTTATAACATTCTATTTAAAATGCAAAACTTTGTAATGTATCCTGGTAATTACATTGTAAACATTTCATCTAAAGGTGTATCAAATTTTAAACATGCAGAATTAGAATTGAATTATTGGATTACATCTGAACCAGGTTCAACATTTACAAAGGGTTAATATGTTAATTTATTTTGAACGACCTGATGCTGGTAGTGTTGCAATCAATCCAAATTTTGTTATGTTAGTAGAAGCAACAATGGCAGGTGCTAATATTGTTATGGCAGATGGCGGTACTACTAAAGTTACGGGTAATTATATGGAAGTAATTGGTAGATTGAATGGTGAATTGAAGTAGTTTAATTATATTATGGAGTATGTGAATGAAACATTTATTATGGACAGAAGCATATCGGCCTAAGACGATTGAAGATTGCATACTACCTGAACGGTTAAAAACACCGTTTCAGGAGTATGTTAATCAAAATAGTATTCCTAATTTACTTCTATCTGGCGGTGCAGGCGTAGGTAAGACTACAGTTGCAAAAGCCATGTGTGAACAAATTGGTTGTGATTACATGATCATCAATGGTTCTGATGAGAATGGTGTTGATGTTGTTCGGCATAAGATTAAAAACTATGCATCTGCAATGTCATTTTCTGGACATCGTAGAGTAATCATTATTGATGAAGCAGATTATCTATCTGCAAATGCTCAAGCAGCATTTAGAAATTCTATTGAAGAATTTTCAAAGAATTGTTCCTTTATCTTTACTTGCAATTACAAAAGTAAGATGATTGAACCACTCCATTCTCGGTGTGCAGTCATTGATTTTGCATTAAAGAATGATGAAAAGACTGAGATGGCAGGTCAATTCTTTAAACGCATACAAACTATTCTTAAGACAGAAAAGATTGAGTTTGAACCTAAAGTTATTGCAGAATTAATCAAGAAACACTTTCCTGATTTTCGGCGTGTAATAAATGAACTACAACGATTCTCACAATTCGGTAAGATTGATACTGGTGTTCTAGCACATATTACCGATGTATCATTATCACAGATTGTTGGTTTCATTAAAGACAAAGACTTTGGTTCAATTCGTAAATGGGTTGCAAGTAATGATGTTGATCCACAGACAATTTATCGTAAGTTATACGATAGTTTATATGAAGTATTACAACCGGGCAGTATACCGCAAGCAGTAATTATTCTTGCTGACTATCAATATAAACAAGCATTTGTTGCCGATGCAGAGATTAATATTGTTGCATGTTTAACTGAATTGATGGTTAATTTGGAATTCAAATAATGAATCCATTTGATTATGTTAACGAAATATTGAAAGGTAAAAAACAACTTATTGTCGATGAAGTTACTGAAAGTGAATATGTTCCTTTTCTAGTAAACCGTAGTCTTTCCTATCATATGGACTGTATTGCCTATGCTAATGAGATGAATCGTAGGCACCACTTAGATAAGAAGTTACAAAATGATTTTCTTATAAATACAATTAGGTCCAGAAAAAGACCATTTGCTAAGTGGATTAAACCTGAGAAAGTTGAAGATATAGAATGTTTAAAGAAATATTATGGTTTTTCAGATGCCAAGGCTATTGAGGCGCTTCGCCTACTTAGTGATGAACAAATCCAACAATTAAAAGAAAAAACCGATATCGGTGGATTGAGGAAATAGCATGGTAAATATTTTAGATTTCGTTGAGGTTAAACTTGAAAAGAGTGATGACTTCTTAAAAGTAAAAGAAACTTTAACACGTATTGGCGTATCTTCACGGAAAGATAAGATTTTGTACCAGTCTTGTCACATTCTACATAAACAAGGACAATACTACATTGTTCATTTCAAAGAGTTGTTTGATTTAGATGGCAAACCTTCTAACCTATCAGATAATGATATTCAAAGACGGAATGCAATCGCTAAGTTACTGCAAGATTGGGGATTGGTAAAGATTGTTAATCCTAAGATTATGGAAAACAATATTGCGCCTATTCATCAAATCAAGATCATTGCATACAAAGAAAAAGATGATTGGGAATTAGTAAGTAAGTATAATATTGGCAAAAAACGTATTTAACATGGTGATTTATTATGAACAAACAACCAATAAAACTAGAGAACATCTTCAATGGTGAAATTGTCTTTTGTGAAAACATAGAAGATATTAAAATCGTTGAAGGTTTAAATTTTATTAAAGTATTTACTCAGGAAAATATTGAAAGATTTTTTCTGGTAAATCGTGCTGCCTATAAAATTTTGAATAAATAAGATTGTAATGCCTTCGGGGTTACATATTTTTTTAACTCGCTTAACAAGGAGTCTATTATGACTTATACTTTTACACCTATGCTTCATCGGTATGTTGGATTTGAAAAATTGTTTGAACAATTGCAAACAATGACAGATGCAACCTCTATTGATAAGTTCCCACCTCACAACATTAGTAGAATCAATGACAATCAATATCTAATTGAGATGGCTATTGCTGGTTTTTCTCAAGATGAAATTGATGTTGTTGTTACCGAAAATGTTTTAACAATCAAAGGTCAAAAGAAACCTGCTGTAGATTCTGGTGAATATCTGTATCGTGGTATTGGTACAAGATCATTTACTAAGAATTTTCAATTGGCAGATACCATTGAAGTATGTGGTTCACAATACAGAGATGGTATTCTTAGAATTGGTTTAGAGAATATTATTCCTGAATCAAAGAAACCTCGTAGAATTGATGTTGGTACTAAAGAAATCACATTTAGTAAACCACAACTTTTGACTGAGTAACAACACGGCTCGGGCCTCTGTGAGTTGATTATCATACGCTCGAGTTCTCTTTACAACATGGAGATATTATGAAAGCAGATAAAAATTTCAGGTTGAATAAACCTGCTAAACGTGTATTGGCAACTATCCTTAATAAAGATGAATACACAATGTATAAGAAGTTTGCAATTGAAAGTCAAATTGCTAAAGAACGAGCACGGTTCTCAACCAAAAAAGAAAAAGTGAGTGAAGAATGATTTACGAAAGTAAAGTATTAGAAGTATGTGATAATGGTGATGCAATCATAGAATTAAATGAACAACTTTTAACTGATGTTGGTTGGTCTACAGGTGATGTTCTAGATATCAGTAAAAATGATGATGGTGAAATTGTCATCAAAAAAATTGGTAGAGAAATGCTGCATAACTCTGTAACTACATTCTTAGAGGCATGTGGTCAAATACCTTCAAAAGAAAATGCTGAATTATATTCTAAACTCATATCTGAAGAATATGCAGAATTTATGGAAGCATTTTGGAACAATGATGATGTAGAACAATTAGATGCCTGTATGGATATGATTTGGGTAATACTTGGTTATTGTAAGATGAAAGGTTTTAATGTAGATGGTGCATGGTCAGAAGTTGCCAATAGTAATTTGGCAAAGATTGACCAGAAGTCTGGTAAAGTATTAAAGAGAGAAGATGGTAAAGTTTTGAAACCAGAAGGATGGCAAGAACCTAATTTTGGTAAACATGTGAATAAGTCTTGACATACAGACCTATTCGTTATATAATAGTATTTTAAACATTTAGAAATAAAATTTATGAATATTAGAACATTGGCAAAAACAATTGCAATCAAAGAGAATTTGACTAAAGCAATTAAGTATGATCTTCATTATCGTGATTTTGATGATAAGGTTGAATTGGTTGGTCTAGTTGACGATCCTAACTATAGCATGAACGATTTTCGTGGTCGTGAGATGTTGTTTCCAAAAAAATGGGTCACATTAGCAGTATTGGATCCTTCCTATAAGGTACAAGTATATGATTAAAATTATTGCATTGAAAAACAGTATGAACTTGATTGCTGAAACTGAAATAGGTACAAGTTATATTAAGATTATTAAACCTGCAGCAATTGTTATGCAAAATTCTCCTAGTGGCGAAGCTATGATTGGGTTCTCACCTTTCTTACTTTATGCACAAGAGTTTGATACAGGTATTATAATTGACAATCAAAATTTTCTAACTTTAGCAACACCTGCAACCGAACTTCTAAATGCTTATAATAAGTATTTTGGTTCAGGAATTCAAATCGCAGATCCAAGTATTCTTAAATTATAATGGCAGATTTTTATACTAGTGTATTGGCTGTTGGCAACAACATCCTGTATCGTGGTGTAAAGAATGGTAGGAGTGTATGTCTCAAAGTAGCATATACTCCTACTTTGTATTTACAATCTAATAAACAAACTAAATTTAAATCACTCAACGGTGAGACACTTGAACCTTTAAAATTTGAGACAATGAAAGATGCTCGTGATTTCATTAAGAATTACGAACAAGTAGAAAATTTCAAAGTATATGGTAACTCACGATTTGAATATGCTTTCATTGCAGAGAATTTCAAAGGTGATATTGAATGGGATCAAGATAAGATAAAGATTGCTGTTATTGATATTGAAGTTGGATCAGAGAATGGATTTCCTGATCCATATATTGCATCTGAACCTATCACCGCAATTTGTATTAAATACATTGGTGGTAAAAGTAAAGTATATGGTTGTGGTAATTACATCAATAATGATGAGAATGTAAAATATATTAAGTGTCGTGATGAATACACTTTATGTAAAACATTTCTTGAAGATTGGCAAGTAAATTATCCCGATGTTGTAACTGGTTGGAATATTAAATTCTTTGATATCCCATATCTTGTTAATAGATTTAGAAAAATACTTGGTGATGATACTGATAGAAAACTATCACCATGGTACATGATTAATGAACGTGAAGTATATGCAATGAATAAAAAGAATGTTGCATATGAGATTAGTGGTGTTGCAATACTTGATTATATTGAATTGTATAGATGGTATGCACCTGGTGGTAAATCACAAGAGTCATATCGTTTAGATAATATTGCACAGGTTGAATTGGGTGAAGGTAAGATATCATATGATGAATTTGAAAATCTACATCAACTATATCGGTTAAACTATCAAAAGTTTATTGAGTATAACATCAAAGACGTTGATTTGATTCTTAAACTGGAAGACAAATTAAAGTTAATTGAATTGGGTCTTACTATTGCATATGATACTAAAACAAATTATAGTGATATCTTTGCACAGACTCGTATGTGGGATGCAATGACATATGGTTATCTATTGAATAGAGATATTATTGTTCCACCCAATCTACATACAAGTAAAGATGGAAGATTTGAAGGTGCATATGTTAAAGACCCACAGGTTGGTATGCATGAATGGGTTGCATCATTTGACTTGAATTCACTCTATCCACATTTGATGATGCAATTTAACATTTCACCTGAAACAGTAATTGATCCTAAAGATTATACTTTAAAAATGCAAGATGTTATATCTAAAGGTGTAACTGTCAATAAGATGTTGAATAAAGAAATTGATTTGACTGATATTGAAGGCGTAACACTAACGCCTAATGGTCAATTCTTTAATACAAAGATTCGTGGTTTCTTACCTAATATGTTGCAAGATATGTATGAGGATAGAAAGAAGTTTAAGAATATGATGTTGAAAGCCCAACAAGATTATGAGAATGAAAAAGATGAATCTAAAAAATACGAAATTGAAAAACAAATTGCAAGATACAACAATCTACAACTGGCTAAGAAAGTTGGTCTCAATTCAGCATATGGTGCTTTGGGAAGTCAGTATTTTCGTTTTTATGACCTACGGATGGCATTAGGAGTTACATCTGCAGGTCAACTAAGTATAAGATGGATTGAGAACAAGTTAAATCAATACATGAATAAACTTTTGAAAACGGATAAAGATTATGTTATTGCTTCGGATACAGATTCGATATATCTCCGTCTTAGTGAGCTTGTTGAGAAAGTGCATCCTGAAACAAGTGATATTAAGAATGTCATTGCCTTCATGGACCGTGTCTGTGAAGATAAGATACAACCTTTTATTGATGAAAGTTATAAAGAGCTTGCTGATTATGTCCACGCCTTCGAACAAAAAATGCAAATGAAACGTGAAGCACTTGCAAACAAAGGTATCTGGACTGCAAAGAAAAGATATATTATGAATGTCTATAATAATGAGGGTGTTCAGTATAATGAACCTCACATGAAAGTTATGGGACTTGAAATGGTTAAATCTTCAACACCTCAATCTATCCGTGGTAAAATGTCTGATACTATTAAACTAATGATTAATGGTACTGAATCAGATGTGCAAGATTTCATTGCTCAATTTAGAAAAGATTTCAAATTATTACCACCTGAAGAAATATCTTTTCCAAGAGGTATGAATGGTCTTAAAGATTATTCTGATAAAACTACGATGTATAAGAAAGGTACACCAATTCATGTTAAAGGTGCAATAATCTATAATCATAATCTAGAGAAGTTTGGTTTAACAAAGAAGTATCCATTAATACAAGAAGGTGAGAAGATAAAGTTTACCTATCTTAAACAACCTAATCCATTTAAAGATACTGTTATATCTTATCCATCAAGATTGCCGTCAGAATTCAAGTTGGACAACTACATAGATTATGACACACAATTTGAAAAAGCATACCTAGATCCCGTTAAGATTATTTTGAATTGCCTTAACTGGGAAGCAGAAAAAACAAATTCACTTGATAGTTTCTTTTTATAAATGAGGATGATATGAGTTTACTTGATAAATTAAAAAAGAATACCACAATTAAAGATAGTGCTATTCTAGACAAATCAAAATTCTTTACTGAAAAAGATTTTGTACCAACAAGAGTACCAATGATTAATGTAGCATTATCTGGTTCACTTGATGGTGGTTTAATTCCTGGTCTTACTATGTGGGCAGGTCCATCAAAACATTTTAAGACTGCATTTAGTCTATTGATGGCAAAAGCATACATGGACAAGTATCCAGAAGCAGTATTGTTGTTCTATGATTCAGAGTTTGGTACTCCAATTAAATACTTTGAAACATTTGAGATTGACCAATCAAGAGTATTACATACACCTTTAACTGATATTGAACAATTGAAGTTTGATATTATGCAACAGTTACAAGATATAAATCGTGGTGATAAACTAATCATCATATTAGATTCGATTGGTAATCTTGCATCAAAGAAAGAAGTTGAAGATGCACTTGAAGGTAAATCAGTTGCAGATATGAGTCGTGCAAAACAAGTTAAGAGTTTGTTTAGAATGATTACACCACATTTAAATCTAAAAGATATTCCAATGGTTGTCGTTAATCATACTTACAAAGAGATTGGTTTGTTTCCTAAAGATATTGTTGGTGGTGGTACAGGTTCATATTATTCTGCCGACAATATATACATCATTGGTCGTCAGCAAGAAAAAGAAGGAACTGAAGTAATTGGGTACAATTTTATTATTAACGTAGAGAAAAGTAGATATGTCAAAGAAAAATCTAAAATTCCAATTAATGTATCTTTTGATGGTGGTATCAGTCGTTGGTCTGGTCTCCTTGATATTGCACTTGAAAGTGGTCACGTAACAAAACCTTCTAATGGTTGGTATGCAAAAGTCAATCATGAAACTGGTGAAGTTGGTGATAAACATAGATTGGCAGCAACACAAAATGCAGAGTTTTGGGATGATATTTTATCTCATAAAAAATTCAGAGAATTTGTAAAACAAAAATATGGGATTGCATATGGCAACATTATGGGACCGACTCCTGTTCTGGAAAAAACCGAAGAAGCCTAAAGAAGGTATTGATTACCAACTCTATAACTTTCCCGATTCTGATCTCACTGGTATACATCTGTTAAAGGGTGTATATCAGGGAGTGATTTATTATTATAAGACGGCACAAGTTGTAGAAGAAGGTACTTTCGCAAGATTAAAGTTTACCTATGGTATAGAATATTCTGGTAATCATGACGAAGAAACCTTGCGTAATGATCAGAATTTTGTTATAATTATGGGTGACATACTAACAGAACTATTGGAAACAAATGAACAGACTAGAACAAACAATACTGAAGAATTTAGTTTATAACGAGGACTATACAAGAAAAGTATTACCATTTATATTCCATGACTATTTCTCAGATAACAATGAAAAGAATGTATTCAAAGAAATACATGATTATGTAAACAAGTATAAGAATCTTCCTACCTATGAAGCACTAGTAATTAACTTTACTGAAAAGAAAACACTTACCGAAGAACAAGTTAAATCTGCACTAGAACTTCTTAATGATATTCAACAATCAAAAGAAGAAGTAACACCTACAGATTGGTTGATTGAACAAACTGAAAAGTTTTGCCAAGATAAAGCAATCTATAATGCAATCATGGAATCAGTCCAGATTCTAGATAACAAATCTAAAACATTAAGTAAAGGACAAATACCTGAGTTATTATCCAATGCACTAGGTGTATCGTTTGATTCACATGTCGGTCATGATTATATCAATGATGCCGATTCACGATTTGATTTCTATCATCGGAAAGAACAAAAGATTAAGTTTGATCTTGAATACTTTAATAAGATTACTAAAGGTGGTTTGCCACAAAAGACATTGAACATTGCACTTGCTGGTACTGGTGTAGGTAAATCTTTGTTTATGTGTCATATGTCCTCTGCATGTATATCTCAAGGTAATAATGTTTTGTATATCACTATGGAAATGGCAGAAGAAAAGATTGCAGAACGAATTGATGCTAATCTATTGAATGTAACGATGGATGAATTGCATGTAATCTCTAAAGATGATTATGAAAGAAAGTTTTCTGTATTGAGAAACAAGACTCAAGGCAAATTAATCATTAAAGAATATCCAACTGCATCTGCACATGCTGGACACTTTAGGTCTTTATTGAATGAGTTGAGATTGAAGAAGAGTTTCTTTCCAGATATTATCTTTATTGATTATTTGAATATCTGTTGTTCATCAAGAATGAAGATGGGTTCATCTGTTAATTCTTATACGTATATTAAAGCTATTGCAGAAGAGTTAAGAGGACTTGCAGTAGAGTTTAATGTGCCTATTGTATCTGCAACACAAACAACAAGAAGTGGTTTTAGTAATAGTGATGTAGATTTGACTGATACAAGTGAGAGTTTTGGTTTACCTGCAACTGCAGACTTTATGTTTGCATTGATATCAACTGAAGAATTAGAACAGTTGAATCAGATTATGGTAAAACAATTGAAGAATCGATATGGTGACCCTGGTACTAATAAGAAGTTTGTTGTTGGTGTAGATAAAGCAAAGATGAGACTATATGATGTTGAATCTAATGCACAACAACTATCTGATTCTGGTCAAGATGATCCACCAATTAATAAGTTTGATTCTAATTCAAGACACAATTTCAAACAGAGGTTTGGTGGTCTTAAAGTATGATATTAAATCATGAACAAGCATTACACGTTGCTAAAGTATATGAAGATTACTTTGGCAATTTTAATCGCATTGACGAATACATGCGAGATCAAAAATTAAATTCTTTGATGGAACTACCTACTAGTTTACCTGGATGTGGACTTGAAGAAGATTTGTTTTCTGATTTTAGTATGTTACCAGAAGATATGGAATTTCAGATAGTTGAATTGCCTGGTTCAACTTGGCAACAATATCTCAATATCATATCATCCCATATTAATAATGAGAGTCCTGGTAGAAATGTTAAATTAGCAGTTAAAGAAAAAAATTCTGGTAAATGGGTAGGATTTATAAGACTTGGCTCACCTACTATAATGATGAAACCTCGTAATAATTTATTGGAATGTGTAATCACTAATGAAACAGAAACCACTAAATCATTTAATAAAGCATGTGCAATGGGATTTGTCATTGTTCCTGCTCAACCATTTGGATATAATTATCTAGGTGGTAAACTTTTAGCAGCAATTTGCTGTTCACATGAGATTCGTGATATAATGGACAAGAAATATGGAATGAATACTTGTCTATTTGAAACTACGAGTTTATATGGAACAACGAAATCAGTTTCACAATATGATGGAATGAAACCTTATCTTAGATTTGGTGGTATAACTGAGTCTGATTTTTTACCAATGATGCATGGTAAACCATATGAAGATTTAAGAGACTATCTAGAAAATATAAATGGTGGTCCTTTTGTTCCAGAAGATGCATCCAATAGAAAATTGAGAATTAGTTCTGCCATAGTTTCAATCACTAAATCATCATTGAAGAGTCATAAAGATTCTTATAACATGTTTATGACAATCATTGATAAAGCAAAGTTATTAACTGAGAAGAAGCGATATTATTACTGTAATTATGGTATTAAGAATTACAAAGATATGGTCTTAGGTAAGACTGATAAGTATGAATATGATGAGAATTATGAGAAACATCACATGAAGAACATAGTAGAATGGTGGAAAAAGAAAGCAACTAATCGTTTCAACACTCTAAAACAAGAGTCTAGAATACGAACTGAGATTGAAGTGTGGACAAGCAAGAAAGATATTGACATTATAAGGTAATAATGTTATTATAAATACTCTAAAACACTGGAGTATTTAAATGTCATCTTTATCTCAATCCGAATTATACAAATATGATTCTAGAAGAGAACTTTTTGTTTTCAAAATGACAAATGAGGAACTTTTTGAATTGAATGATGGTAGTAAAGTTGTGTTTGATATTGACAATCAGTTAATTAAAAAAATTCAAGGTAAGAAAGATTTAAAAGGAACAATACTTATTGTTTCTAAAGGTAAAAAACTTGTTGCAACATACAAATTAACGGATTTAAAGAAAAACAAAGAATTTGGTGGTGGAGGTGGTTCTGGTGCTGGCGCTGATGTTACTAAATTAGGAGAATCTGCTCAAGCAGTGTATGCTCAAGCAAAATGGGCAGCGTCAAAAAGTTATAACAGAGATGACATTAAGAAAGCTTATTCTAAATCTGATACTGATGAATCACTTTCAAACATTGAAAATAAATTAACTGCAGATTGGAGAAGTTCTTCCATATTAGGTGCAGAAGAGTTGTATAAAGAATTTAAAGGAAAACAATATACTTTTCATCGAGGTTCTAATTGGGTAAATAAATTACAAGATCATTGGAAAAAATTAAATCAACAAGAAAAAATATTTTCAAATATAAACAAATGGAGTCCAGCTGATATCTATATGGTTTCTCCAAAAGGTGAGAGAATAGATATCACTAAAGCAACAAATATGGTAGAATTAAATAATATAATGTTACAGAATATAAAATCAAAAGATATTATTGGTGTGTCTTTAAAATTAATGAAAGGTTCGGCTCATCTTTCATATTATAATGTGGGTAGTAAAAAGAAAGTTATAAAATTTGAAAGTTACACCACAGGCACTCAAAGTTTCTTTGGTGGAAAAGATGTATACATATATTTTACAGTAGATGGAAAAATACAATTTAGAACTTTTCCAGAAACATTTCAAGGTGAGATAAAAGGTAAAAATGCAAATCAAGGTAAATTATCATATGGACCAATTCAAGGTATATTGAGAAAAATGAAATTACCACAATTAATGGATATTAAAGTATTACGTTCTGGTTTAGAAAAAATAGATATGAAAATATATGAAGAGTTTTACAACAATTATAAAAAATATTCTAGAGATAATAATCTTTCAATTAAAGATTTTATAAAACAATGTAATGAAAAAGGTGTCTCTTGGTGTTTCAGTAAATTTTTAGGTTGTCAATTAATTAATATAATTGTAACTAAAAAAGTTCAAGATGATTTTGTTACAGAATGTATTTCGTATGCATCATCATCATCCGATTTATCTGGTCCTTTTGTAAAAGTAGAATAAAAATGAAATTCATAGAATTTATAAACGAATCAAAAGAAGGTAAAAATGTTCACCTAGAACATTTAGAAGATGAAGTATTAAATAATGGTGTTGCTGGTTCTAAAGCAGCCATTAACTTTCTTCGTTCTCTTAAAGATATGCTTGCTAGTAGTTCAGAAAGTAAAGTGAATGTAACTACTAAATGGGATGGTGCACCCGCAATCATCTGTGGTGTCAATCCAGAAAACAATAAGTTCTTTGTTGGTACTAAAGGTGTATTCGCAAACAATCCTAAACTAAACTATACAAATGCAGATATAGATAAAAATCATCCGGGTGAAGGTCTCAATATAAAATTAAAGATTGCATTGAAATACCTCAAGAAATTAAACATTGATGGTATTCTTCAAGGTGATATGATGTTTACCAAAGATGATATCAAAAAAGAAACTATCAATGGTGAAAAGTATATTACATTTCAACCTAATACTTTAGTCTATGCAATACCTGAAGATTCTAAATTAGCAAAGACAGTTCTTGCATCACAGATGGGAATTGTATTTCATACTGCATATTCTGGTGGTGATACACTAGCAGATATGAAATCATCTTTCAATATTGATATTGGTAACTTAAAGGCATCTAAAGATGTTTGGTATCGTGATGCATCTTTCATTGATGCTTCTGGTACTGCAACATTTACTAAACAAGAATCATTAGAATTAGCAGGACATATATCTGAAGCACAAAGAATACTCAGTCAAATTAATTCATTGACATTGAATAGAATATCTACCAGTGAAACATTCTTAATGCAAATCAAAACATTTAATAATACTAAAGTTCGTGAAGGTCAAGAAATAAAAAACACAACACAACATACTAGAGATTTAATTAAATGGGTAGAAGATAGACAGAATAAAGAAATTCTTGCCGCAAAGTTAGAAAAGACTAAAACAAGAAAGATTGCAGAGAAGAATGAGGTGCTTAGATTCTATCGTTCCAATATTGCACAATTAAAATTAATATTTGATTTACAGAACAAACTAGTTGATGCAAAGAATATGATTGTTCGTAAGTTAAGAGAGATTAAACAAGTTGCAGGTACATTTATTCGTACCGATGATGGATTCAAGATATCCAATCCTGAAGGTTTTGTTGCAGTAGATAAACTTAAAGGTGGTGCAGTTAAACTAATTGATAGATTAGAATTCTCACATGACAACTTTACTGCCGCAAAGAATTGGAGCAAATAGTGTTATCCTTTAAAGAATATATAAAAGAGAAGCAAGAGTTTAAATCAAAAGCAGGTGCGGGTGAAGATGGGTCAGATGAGTTGAAAAAGAATTACCAGAAAGATACACCAGGACAGTAATATTACATAATTTTTGAGGGAGTTTATAATGAAAGATTTGATTATAGGATGCAGTACCAATTACACATGGGACACAATTAAATATTGGGTTCTTTCAATTAGACGATCAGGATTTGAAGGTGATATTGCCCTTATCTTAATGAATTGTGATTCAAAAACCGCATATCAAGTTGCAAGTTGTGGTGTAAACATCATAGGATTCAATCAAGATAAAGATGGTAATCTAGTTTACCAATCAAAATTACCTGTTCATGTAGAACGATTCCTACACATCTACGAACATCTATCTACACATGAATATCGGTATGTAATTACTACCGATGTTAAAGATGTTATATTTCAAACCAATCCATCAAAGTTCTTAGAAGAACAATTAGGTCAACGCCAACATCTATTGTTTGCATCTGAAAGTATTTTATATAAAGATGAACCTTGGGGCGATAACAATCTACTAGAAACTTATGGTCCATATATCCATGAGAAGTTTAGAGATAATGAAATCTATAATGTAGGTGTATTGGGTGGTAGACATGAAGCAATGAAATCACTTGCAATCAATATCTTTACTGCCGCAATCAATAGACCTATTCCTATTTGTGACCAATCAACATTCAATTTTATGATATCACAATTACCATACAAAGATAATTCATATAGTCGTTATATGAAATCTGAAGATGGATGGGCATGTCAATTAGGTACTACTGCAGACCCATCAAAGATTGATGAATTTAGACCTAAACTATTAGAACCAAGTCCTAAGTTTGAGAACGGTAAAGTTTTAACTAGCACAGGTAAAGAATTCTGTATTGTTCATCAATATGATAGAACAGAATGGCGTAGAGAAATAGAGGCACAGTATGAGTAAGATTTTATATGTTGTTCATAGATATGCACCATATCCTGGTGGTTCTGAAAACTATGTTCGTGATATGGCAGATGAAACATTAAGTCGTGGACATGAAGTTGCAGTATTTGCAGGTGAACATCAAGGTAATTTAAATGGTGTTCGTGTATCTAATGAAGCATCTATACTATTAGAAAAGTGGGACTTAATTGTTGTTCATGGTGGTGATGTTGGATTACAAGATTTTGTATTGAATAATTGTAATAAGATACCATCACCAATTGTGTTTATGCTTATTGTTCCATCTGAAAGTAATGTATATCAAAGAGCAATTCAAAATGTTAAGTATCTTGGTTGTTCAACACAAGAAGATTGGGAGTATGTTAAACGTAAATCTGTAATGAGAAAATCAGTTCAGATTAGACATGGCATAGATGATAAAGTATCAGTAGGACAAAAAGGTTTTCGTGAGAAGTATGAAATCACTACTAAGTATATGTTTCTGTCATGTGGTGGATACTGGCCCAACAAAGCAATGAATGAGTTAGTAGAAGCATTTGGTAAAGTAGATAGAAAAGATGTAACATTAGTATTAACAGGTTATGATAATAGACATCAAATCAAACCTAATGATACTGATAATGTTAAGGCATTAATGATTGAAGATAGAAATGAAGTATTATCTGCACTCAGTGAAGCCGATCTATATATTATGCACTCACACAAAGAAGGGTTTGGTCTTGTGTTATTGGAATCTATGTTGAATAGAACACCATGGGCATCAAGAGAGATTGCTGGTGCAAAGGTATTAAAAGAATTTGGATTTACTTATACCAATGATGATGAGTTGGTAGAGTATATGCAGAAGTTTAAAGGTGTCAGAAAGAAACAGATAGATGATGCACACGAGTTTGTAACGCTAAACCATTTAATTAAAAACACCGTTGACGATATAATGAGGCTTGTATGAATTTTACATTTGGAATAACAACTACCTATAAAAATATGGATCAGTTGAATGAAGTTTTTCAATCTATTGAAGCACTAAACATACCTAACTATGAAATTTTATGTATTGGACCAACCAAACATGAAGATACTGATACTGTAAAATACATTTACTTTGATGAATCTGAAAAAGAAGGTTGGATCACACGAAAGAAAAATACATTAGTTCAATCTGCAAAGTATGAGAATGTAGTATTGATGCATGATTATTATGTATTTGATAAAGATTGGTATACAAACTTTCTTGAGTTTGGTGATGATTGGGATGTTGCATCGTGCCAACAGTTATTGATTAATGGTAAAAGACATTTCACTGATTGGGTTATCTGGGATTCACCATTCTTTCCACAGTATGCATCATTACCATATGATGATTGGTCACAGACATTATGCATGTATCAATCTGGTGGGTTTATGATTGTTAAGAAAGAGTTAGCAACTAAAATACCTTTCAATGAAGAATTAGTTCATCATCAAGCAGAAGATGTAGAATGGTCATTACGCATGAGAACACAATGCAAATGGGTATGTAATGGCAAGAGTATTGTTCGTCACAACAAGGTACATCGTGATGCACAATAAGTTAATTATTTTTGATCTTGATGGTGTATTGATTGATAGTCGTGAATTACACTATGAAGCACTGAATGTTGCATTAAGTCAATTTGGTGAACAATACGTAATCAGTCGTGAAGAACACTTAAGTAAGTATGATGGATTAAATACTACAAAGAAACTTAAGATGTTGACAGATGATAAAGGTTTGAGTCCAAGTCATTATACTAAAGTATGGTCCGATAAACAAGAGATTACTTTTACACTTATCAAACAGTTTCCAAAGAATCAATTTCTAATTGATACATTTCAGTTACTTAAGTTACAAGGTATTAAGATTGCAGTTGCTAGTAATTCAATTCGTGAAACTGTAAAGATTGCATTACTAAGTATTGGTGTGTTAGAGTTTGTTGATTACTATATCAGTAATGAAGATGTAAAGAGAACAAAACCATTTCCCGAAATGTATTGGAAATGTATGACTGAGTTAGATGTATTGCCTAAGAATACAGTAATCATTGAAGATAGTCATATTGGTCGTGAAGGTGCATTGAATTCTGGTGCTCATCTAGTACCCGTAAAAGATACAACAGATTTGACCAAAGAAAAGATTGATGAAGCAAAAGATATACTTGATGGCGTGACGAGAAAAAAGATACCATGGAGAGATAATAAGATGAATGTATTAATACCAATGGCAGGTGCTGGTAGTAGATTTGCTCAAGCAGGATACACATTTCCTAAACCATTAATTGAAGTTAATGGCAAACCAATGATTCAAGTTGTTGTTGAAAACTTAAATGTTGATGCACACTTTATCTTCTTGGTACAAAAAGATCACTACGAGAAATACAATCTAAAGCAGTTATTGAATCTAATTGCACCAGGTTGTGATATTGTTCAAGTAGATGGTATTACAGAAGGTGCGGCTTGCACTACATTACTTGCAAAAGAATTTATTGATAATGATCAACCATTATTGATGGCAAACTCAGATCAGTTTGCAGAATGGAATTCAAATGAATGTCTCTATGCATTTACTGCAGATACAGTAGATGGTGGTATTGTTACATTTGAAGCAACACATCCTAAGTGGTCATTTGCTAAGTTAGGTGATGATGGGTTTGTATCTGAAGTTGCAGAGAAGAATCCTATTTCAAATATTGCTACTGTAGGTATCTATTACTGGAAGAAAGGTTCTGATTATGTTAAGTATACAGAACAGATGATTGAGAAGAATATCAGAACAAACAATGAGTTTTATGTTTGTCCAGTATTCAATGAAGCAATTGGTGATGGTAAAAAGATTCGTGTAAAGAACATTGACAAGATGTGGGGATTAGGTACACCTGAAGATTTGAATTACTTTTTAGAGAATTACAAGTGAACAAATCTTGTTTTCTTGCACCAATACATCCACCAAAATTTGATGAAGGTAGTAAATTAATAGAGAGTTATAATAAACACTTTAATGATGATCATATTTACTTAATATTTTCATCTGAAGAAGATGCAAAAGAATTCAAAACAAAAAACAAAAAGTTAAAATATCGTTCAATTGTTAATCAAAGACCCGTAAATTATGGTGTTATTACTCAAAAAAAATACAGTGGATTGATTGAGATTTTTACACAAGATGAATTTGATAAAGTTGGGGTAATTGATGTTGATACGTTATTTCTTAAAAATATGGATTATGATACACTATTTTACCATAAAATAAAAGAGAATACATTATATTCAAATTTAATACAACAAAAGTATTATTATCAAACTGAACCATTGAAGTTTTTTACAGATTTTGAAAAACAGAAGTTAAGTGATATTCTTTCATATGGTATGTTTAATTCTGAAGTTAATGGCACTACAATGAATGTTTTCTTTTGGTTTAATGATATACCGGTTTATAGCAAATTAAACTTCACAGATTTTTTAGAATATATAAACTATGAAGAGAATTGGATTAAAGTTAATTCACAAGATTTTGATTACATCATATATGGGTTTTATTTACTATTGCACAAATCTGCTAAATTAAAAATATTAAATTTTAATGACGATGCAATTTATTGTAAAACAAGTTTTATAGAAAGTCAGGAATTGATTGATGAACATATTTTTCAACATGTTTATTCTTCATATAATCCTATGTGGATTAAAAATGAAATAAACACAATGAATAATACTTTTTTGAAAGTGCATACAGACAGATGAAAGTTGCTATAGTATTAACTGGACATCTTAGGTGTTGGCGTGATGTATTACCTAATTTTAAAGAGAAGGTAATTGATAGATACAATCCTGATATTTTTATTCATACATGGAATGAAGAGGGATGGTGGATACCTGGGGATAAACAAAATGAGAAAGGGTATTTTGAAGATACCCCAAAGATTGATAGAGAAGAGATTATTGAGGCATACAAACCAACATCATTAGTAATTGAAGATTGGAATAATTACAATGAGTTGTTTGAGTATCGTGGCAATCTTTATAAGAATTTTGCACATAGACCAAAGAATATCTTATCAATGTTTCATAAGTTACATGCGGGTATTAGTTTAGTAGAAAACTTTGTATCACATACTGGTATGTTTTATGATTTAGTTATACGTATGAGACCAGATATGATTCTACATGAAGATTTGCCAGAATTTGAAACTGATAAGTTCTATACTATGGCACATCGTAATCATCTCGGTCAAGGTACAGGTGATATGATTCAAGCGGGTAATATGTTTAATATGATGTTGTTTTCTAAGGCATCATGTTTCTTAACGCATTTGTATATGAAAACTGATTTATTGTGTCCACATGTTTTATCTACACAATGGATATCTGATATGAGATTACCATGGAAAGAATTTAGCATACATAAAACATTACAACATACACCTAAAGGTGAATACGTGGAGATGGATAAATGAGTCAATTTGAAGAAATAGTAAAGTTTGAAGATGGACCAGTTCAGTATGAGAATACGGGTAGTGGTCATATTAAGATGAAACAACATCCATATCCATATTCTATAAAAGAAGAAGAATTTAATTTTCTTAGAGATTTGATTATTGAACATAATTTGCAGAGAGGATATGAATGTGCTACTGCATTTGGTGTGAGTAGTTGTGCAATTGGATTAGGTTTCAAACAAACTGGTGGTAAGATAGTTACTATGGATGCATACATTGAAGAGAAATGTCAGAATCCTGGTGCATACAAAGATTTTGAAAGAACAGTATATGAAACATCTGATGGTTATAAATCTGTAAAATATCTTATTGAGAAGTTTGAATTACAGAATACGTTATTTCCTGAGATTGGTTGGAGTCCAGATGATACGTTTAGATGCATTAAGAATCATTTTCGTGAGAAATTAGATTTTGTCTTTATTGATGCTGGTCATTTTGAAGAACAAATGATTAAAGATATTGATGCATTTTTACCATTATTGGCAGATAAGTATGTATTAGCATTTCACGATGTATATGAATGGAGTTTTACACAAAAGGTACATGATCATTTATTTGAGAAGATAGGTAAAAAAGTTGAGATTATGATTCCTTCTGGTCGTGGAGAAAACTTAGGAGTTGTTATAAACCTATGATACTGATTGCACACAGAGGTAATATTAACGGACCTAATATTGCAGAAGAAAACAATCCTTATTATTTGGATGATGCCATAGAACGTGGTTATTGTGTTGAAGTAGATTTACGAATGATTAAGAATGATTTATACTTTGGCCATGATTGTGAACAATACAAAGTAAAAGAGAATTACTTAATTGATAGAGTGGACCATCTATGGATTCATTGTAAAGATGTTCGTGCAATGGCATATTGTTTTAATCATCCAAAACTACATTATTTTTGGCATGAAAATGATGACTATACAATGACTAATTTTGGGTATACATGGGCATATCCGGGTAAAGAAGTTGTTAATGATATGACGATTATGGTAATGCCAGAAAAACATTGGAACTATGAAGAAATTAAACAAATTAACCCAATAGGTGTTTGTTCTGATTATGTGAAGATGTTAAAAGTATAAATACAGTATAACTTGCTATAGAGGCGGGAGAACATGAAATTTAAAGATTTTATTAAAGAAGAAAAAGAAAAGCATGCCGTTTTGGCATTTGGTAGAGTCAATCCACCTACAGTAGGTCACGAAAAACTAGTCAATAAAGTCAAAGAGATTGCTAAAAATGTTGGTGGAACACACCATGTTGTTCTCTCACATAGTCAAGACCCAGGTAAGAATCCTCTCACTTCTCAACAAAAACTAAAACATGCTAAACGATTCTTTCCAGATACTAATCTAACAGTATCAGATAAAGAACATCCTAATTTTCTAAGTCAAGCGGCAAAGTTACATAAAGCAGGTGCAACACATCTGCATATGGTTGCTGGTTCAGACCGCACAGACGAATATCATAAGTTGTTACACAAATACAATAATGTAAAAGGACCGCATGGACACTTCAATTTTAAGAAGATTACAGTTCATTCTGCTGGTCAACGTGATCCTGATGCAGAGGGTGCAGAAGGTATGTCTGCATCTAAGATGAGAGGTCATGCAACATCTGGTAACTATAAAGAATTCAAACAAGGCATTCCTGGTCGTGTGCAAGATAAACATGCCAAAGAATTATATCATGATGTAAGAAAAGGTATGGGTGTTAAAGAAGGATTCAATCTATCATTAGATTTTTTATTTGAACAACAGTTAGATGAAGGTGTGCATGATAAGAGTATCTTCAAAGCAGTATTCTTATCTGGCGGTCCAGGTTCAGGTAAAGATTATGTATTAGATAATACACTTGCAGGTCATGGATTAACAGAATTGAATTCAGATAAAGCATTTGAATACTTGATGGACAAAGAAAATCTTGATATGAAGATGCCTGCTGGTGAACAAAGCAAAAGAGATTTAGTTCGTGGTCGTGCAAAGAATGTCACTGAGTTGCGCCAAAGATTGGCATTGTCTGGTCGCAATGGTTTAATCATTAATGGTACGGGTGATGATTTTGAAAAGATTAAGAAGATTAAAGAGAAGTTAGAAGAGATTGGTTATGCAACATCTATGGTTGCAGTTCAAACTAAAGATGAAGTATCACAACAAAGAAACATTGAACGTGGTCAACGTGGTGGTAGAACAGTACCAGAGAATATTCGTAAAGAGAAATGGGATGCAGTTCAAAAGAATAGAGCCGAGTTTGCTAAACTATTTGGACAAAACTATATTGAATTTGATAACTCTGAAGATTTACGCTCTGCAGATCCAGAAGTAGTGAAAGCAAAAAAAGAAGAGATGATGCAGATTTTTAAGAAAGTAAAAGAATTTACATCAAAACAACCAGATCATGAACAAGCACAACAATGGATGGCAACAGAATTAAATAAGAAAGATACAACAAAACCAAGTGAAAAAGGTTTGAATCAAACACCGCCTACCGAGTCTGGTGCATATAAAGAAGCAATGAAACTTGGTTTACAATACTATGGTTTTGGTAGATATGGTAAAAACGGAACAACAACACATCACTCCATCAACGATAAGTTAGTTGCTGTTGGTAAGATTAAATTGAAAACACCTGATATTCCTACATCAAGTTCATCAATGTCCTCTGGAACACCAAGAGGTGGTGCATCAAATACACAGATACCAGCAAAAACAAAAGAAACTATTCAGAAAACTAAAGAGACATCAAAAATTGCTAAATTAAAAAAAGAATCTGTTAATGAACAGTTCTTAGAATTTATAAATGAAACAGTTACAGTTACATTCAGTGGAGATACACCAGAAGAAGTTGCAAAGGCAATCAAACTATTAAAATCTGATGAAGAACCAGAAGAAGAAGTTGAAGAGCATTATCAATTTTCAGATAGAAGTGCCTTTAATGCATTGACATTGGGAACACCAATGCTTATAGAAAGTGTAGAGAAAAAGAATTATCTTAAAGATGGTAAAGGTAACACTAGAAAATACATGATGAGGCGTGCCGCTGCCAAAGATGCACATCTCAAAAATGGTGAAGTTGAAAAACAAGGCAATTTTTATGTAGTTAAACTTAAGGAGAGTAATGATGTTGAATTTCATAAAGAATATATTCAAGAAGAAGGAAGAAGTCAAAGTAGAAGTATCAGTACCAGTAGAGTCACCGAAGGAAGTAGTTGTGGAGGTGGCGCCAGTTGTGACTGCGGTTGTGGAAGCACCAGCACCAGTCCAAGAACAAAAATCTCCTTCACCCAAGCGAAGAAGAAGCTCAAAGAAAAAATAAATGAGATTGACATGGGCATAGAACCTGGTATGGCCATGTCTGGTTGGAACCAAGAGATTATTGGTAAAGACGGTAAAGCAAAACCAAAGATGAAAGATAAATTAAGTGAATTAACTGGTGATGAAACTACTGCATCTATCGGGGATCAAAAAGAAGATGAATTAAAAAAACAAGGCATTAGTCTTGCTTCATTTAAAAAGAAAAACTATCTATGATAACACTTAAAGAATTTATTGCTGAAGTTGCAGCATGGCAGAGAAAAGAAGGTAAGAACCCTGAGGGTGGTCTCAATCGTAAAGGTATTGAATCTTATCGTAGAGAACATCCTGGTTCACATTTATCATTAGCCGTTACTACTAAACCTAGTAAATTGAAGGCAGGTAGTAAATCTGCAAATCGTAGAAAATCATTTTGTGCTAGAATGTCTGGTATGAAAGCAAAATTAACATCTGCTAAGACTGCACGAGATCCAGATAGTCGTATTAATAAATCATTGAGGAAGTGGAACTGCTAGATGGCGCAATATAATACTGAAACAACATCGTTAGACCCAAAGATATCGTCACGGTATGAAGTGATATATCTGGCTAATGGTGCTGCTGGTAATTTGGTTACTATAGGTAATCCATTACCTGTTACATTAGGATCAAATAACATCACTATTACTGGTGATGTTAATGTTGGAACAACTGTGAATGTCACAAGTTCACCTTCCAATCCAGTTCATATTCATTTAACTGAAGTTGGTACATATGGCAATTTAACTACATTTGTTCCTATACAGGGTAATGTAACTGCTAACGGTACAGTGAGTGTGAATAATTTTCCATCAACACAAACAGTTAATGGTTCTGTTAGTATTTCAAATTCAACAGTTGCAGTTACACAGAGTGGTACATGGAATGTATCAACCATTGGCGGTAGCGCTCAGGGCAAGTTGTGGACTATGCAGATAACACAGGGATTAATTGCAGGACACACTACAGAACAAATTACAGGATACAATCCCTCTACTTCAGCTGGTGATGCTGTATGGTCAGGCGGCACATCATATCCGTGGAGTAGTTTTGCCACAGCACAGACATTATATGTAAAGAGTTCAACTAATAATGCTACTGATAGAAGTATGCCAATTCTTATTGATGGGCTAGATGCCAATTATGTTAATCAAAGTGAAGTAATAACTCTAGATGCGGCAGATTCAAGAACCCCCGTAGCTACATCTAACCATTTTTTACGTATTCATAAGGTCATGTGTTATGGAGCAAATACTAATGATGGTGACATTACTACACATGTTACATCTGGCACTGGTACTATAGTATCTAAAATAACATCAGGCAGAGGCGCAGCAAAAGCAGGCATTTATACTGTGCCCGCAGGTTATACTGGTTACTTGTTTAAAGGTGATGCTTCATCAACAGGTGCCACAGTGGTAAATTTTATGGGTAGATATTTTGGTAAAGCGTTTATGGTTCTTCACGTAGCTATTGTAGACAACAGCACTTACATATATGACTTTCCGTTTCCATTAGTATTACCACAAAAAACCGATATGTATACTGTAATAGAAGTTGGAGCAGGAAAAACTGCTGTAAATTACGAGATACTGTTAGTGTCTAACACTTAACTAAATGAATCATAATTAATAAAAACAAAAGGGAGAATCAAAGATGTTTACAGATAAAACTACGCAGTCAGTAGCAGATGCAGTAAAAAAGATTATGGAAGCAGATGCACAGAAAAAAGTTGAAGAAGCACTAATTGGTGCTCAAAAGAATATTGATAAGAATCACAATAATAAAATTGATGCACAAGATTTTAAGATTCTTAAAGGTCAAAAGAAAGAAGTTGAAGTAAATGAAATGGATAAAAGTCAAAAATCACAGGAACGAGGCGGTGATTATCCTTTGGGTCTTAAAAATAAAGATGTAAACATGGTTAAACCAATCACTTCAAATAAAGTAAAGAAGGATACCTCTGAAATATTAAAGAAAGCATTTAATAAAGAAGAAGTAGTTAAAGAAGAAGTTCAACAATTAAATGAAGTTAAGTTAGCAGATTTGCCTGTTCGTAAGATTGAAGGTAAATCATATGGTAAAAACTATGTTGATCCAGAAGGTGCAGATGATGCAGCTGACATGAAATCCAAGAAAAAAGTATCTAAAGGTACATATGCTTCACGAGCAACAAGAGGTTTTGAAACACCCGCTTCTAAAGCTAAAAGAGATGCTAAATTGGCAATGCGTGGAGAATCATTTACTAATTTATTGAATAGTTATCAAGAAAATGGTATCAAAGGTTTGTTTGAGAGTCTTGAAAAAATTGAAGAAGATTCAACTGAAGAAGTTAAAAAACAATTAGATGATGCACAAGCAAAATCTGAAGGTAAAAAAACACAACCAGATTTATCAAAAGGTTCTGTTCAAGCAGTAAAGAGTGAATCAGTTGAAGTGGAAGTTGAACAGATTGAAGAGCGCACATTAACTGGTGCTGAAACAGATAAGAAAGAAGAAATTGTTAAATCAATGAAAAAAGGTTTAGCCGGTTTCAAAGAGCGTTATGGTGATCGTGCAAAAGAAGTAATGTATGCAACAGCAACCAAACAAGCAAAAAAGGACTGATCATGAAAAGATTCTCTAAGTTAAGAGAAATTAAAGAACCAACAGGTCAGTTAAAAGATGCTTGTTGGACAGGTTATACTGCAGTTGGTATGAAAATGAAAAATGGTAAGAAGGTTCCTAATTGTGTACCTGTTTCAGAAGCAAAAGAAAAAACAGAATACGATTATGAAGGTGATATGGCACGTGGACAATTACAGAGTATTATCAACAATGCTCAAAGAGTTCATGATATGTTAGAAGATAATGATAATCTTCCTGAGTGGGTACAATCTAAGATTACTCTTGCAGAAGATTATATCTCTACCGTTTCAAATTACTTGATGAGTGAAGTTGATGAGTCAGTAGAAAAAATTGATGAAGAAAAACATTCAGTTCTTTTCAAAACAAATAAATCAGAACCAAAAATATCAGTAGCACACTATGATTCAAAAGAAACTGCACATAAATTTTTAGATTCAGTAAAATCTAAAGGTGGTAATGGTATTGTAAAAACAGTTAAAGAATCTGCCAGTAGTAGATTGATGACTATGTTGAAAAGCAAACAGTTGATTAAGAATCCACCTAAGATTCCTACTCCACAAGAACGTAGAGATGGATCATCACCAACAACTATTCCTCAACATGGTCCAGTGAAACCAGTTCAAGAAGCAGTTGTTATCAGTCACAAAGCACCTATTGGTACTAGAGTTGCTGATATTGGTCCTGGTAATAAAGAATATAATGTAAAAACCAATAAGGCATGGGTTGAAAAACAACCAAGAGAACCAAAAAGTGATTATGAACGCAGGGTTGACAAATACTTGAAGAAAAAATATGCCAAAGAAGAAGTTGAATCTAATGTAACTGAATCTGATGCTGCATATGGTGCTTCTCTTAGAGCAAAAGAAGAAAAACGTAAGATGAGTAATATTAGTGGTGCAGATAAATCTAAGTTGTCCTCAATTGTTTCTATGTTGAGTAGAGAAAAGAAGAAACAACCACAGGGTTCTGACTTTGCTGCTCAAAGACGCAAAGAGAGACTTTCTTCCAATGGTCGTATGGATGAAGAGATTAATGAAGCAGTTGTTATCAGTCACAAAGCACCTATTGGTACTAGAGTTGCTGATATTGGTCCTGGTAACAAAGAATATAATGTAAAAACTGATAAGAATTACGATTCTCTTAGTTCTCTATTAAAAAAGAAACAACCAACAACCAAATCAGAACATGGTCCAGTAAAAGAAGATACACTTGAAGAAGGTCGTCCATCACAAAGACATCCTTTAGAAGGTCATGAGTATCATAAAAAATCTGATGAAGCACTGATTCATATTGCTAAAGATGCACATGCTGCCGCAGAAGCAATGAAGAGTCATAATACAGATGCAGAAAACAAATACCGTGACCAAGCAAATGATTCAGCAACAGTTAGACATTTCCGTAAGACAAGTGGAATGCCTACTTGGTACAAAAAGAAATATGGTCACATGAAAGAAGATGTGCAAATTGATGAAGCGGAAGGTTCATGGTCAAAAGATACAGGATGGAAGAAAGATGATCCAAAGATTCCATTCAATGGTCCACATGGGAAAATAGATAAATCTGGTGCAGTTCATTCTCCAATGTCAAGAGTTAAACATCTAGCTAAACAGGCAATAAAGAAACAAATGAAAGAAGATAGTGAGATGGATGTTGAAAGAACAAATACACCAGCAAAAAGAACAGTGAGTAAAACAACAATGATGGTCAAAGATATTGCTAAAAAATCAAAAGACCAAAAGGCATCAAAAGATAAATTTGAACCGGAACCAGAGTTGTCAACACAAATTATTCGTAATAATTTCTAATAAATAACAAATAACAAAGGAGATTCAAATGGCTTTATGGGGAAACACAGACAATGCAGCGGGTAACCTGAAATTTCCAGGTTTTGCTCGGTCTACTGCAAATGCAGTAACTACTACAACAACTTTAAGTAACACAAAAATTGGACAATTTCGGACTGGTCAAGCATTAGGTGTTTTTGGTGTAGATCCTACCGAACAAAAAGTATCAGAATCATCAGCATCACATCCACAACATGCTGGATGGAATTTACGTAAAGCTGGTACAGGTGGTATTATTTCTATTACTGCTAATACAAATGCTTATACAACAAATGGTTCTGTTACATTTTCGGGCGGTGGCACAGGTGCTACACCAGCGGTTGCAACTGTAATAGTTAATGCCAATGGATCAGTTAATAGTTTTGCAATCACTAATCCTGGTTCTTTCACATCTGCACCTACTGCAGTTCCTCCATCAGGTAATGCAGCATTTACAGTTACCGTAGGCGGTCGTGCTGGTCGGGCTCAGGTAGAAACTTTAGTTGCAATGGGTTCTATGAGTAATAGTGTTGCTGATGATGAAGATACAATCTTCCCTGATACTTAATGGATAATTTTGATGAAGTAAATGATTCTTTGTCTGAAAATCTGGATAAGAATATCTTAACACCAGAATCTGGCATACAAAGAATCAGAAGCATTTTATACAATCATCGTCTGGATATGCCTGTAATCTATGGGTTAAATCCAGATGATGATGAATTTGTATTAAGTGCAAAGAAGATTGAAACTGAAGAAGTTGCAGGACTTGTATATGTAATATATGGCAAAACAGATGATGGTTATTATGAATTCTATGCTGAGATGGGTAACAGTGAACGTATAGAAGAATTACTATCAGATGAGGAAGATACCGAAGAAACTTAATGACTTTTGATTCGTTAAACAGTAACAATATATTATTGTATGCAGCAAAGGCCTATGACAAACCTAACTGCATTATGAGTGAATTTACTCAAGACATGAAAAAGTTTAATTACATTAAGAGACTATTGCTTCGGTATCGCAAGTATGGTGAGTTAAGAGAACGATTAGTTATTAATCATCTAGTAGTAATATATAATGTTTTTGGTGTAGAAGCATCAACGAGAATTCTATTTTATAAGATGACTCTTGATGATTACCCTGCATTGAAAACGTATTTGTTATATTTGAATTATATGCCATCAGTTGTAAAAGGTATTAGAGACAAGAATATTATCTCTGCAGATATTCCTGTTGATATGGAAATTGCAGAAGTATTAAGGCAAATTAAATGATATCATTCAAAGAACATATTGTAAAAGTAGATGGTGGTTATAGACTTGTTTCAAAGAAAACAGGTAAGAATCTAGGTACTTATCCTTCTAAAGAAGGTGCAGAAAAAAGAGAACGTCAAGTTCAATACTTCAAACATCTAGGTGAAGATGGAGAAGGCGCAATCACCAATAATGTTGGTGGTGGTCAGATTGCGGGTCTAGGTACAGGTAGATTTGCAGAACCTGGTATAGAAAAGAGAAAGAAGTTTGCTGGTTCACAAGTATTTAAAGTTCCAACAAAGAATTTTGTAATGGCACGAATGTTAAAACGTAAAGGTATGAGATTTGAAGCATATCTAGGTGATGCAGAGATAAGTAAAGAGATTGCTGAATTTGCAAATAGAAATTGGAAAGAAGGTATTGTTCTTGAAGATGAACAAACTGGTGCAATGATGTATCTGAGATATGGTAAAGGTAACTAATGTTTTTGATGAGTCTAATACCAACTGAATCATTACTATGGGCAATTCATGGTATTGTATTGTTTGGTTTTGTAGTATTCATTGGTAGTTATTTTGCAGGACCATATAAGATATTAGTAATACCATTTGCATTAGTAATTATTCTATTTGGTGTATTCTATGAAGGTAATTATTACGGCACAAAAGATTATCGTGCCAGAATTGCAGAGATAGAAACAAAAGTAGAAGAAGTTAAAGTAGAATCTGAAAAAGTTAATACTGTTATTCAGACTAAATATGTTGATAGAGTTAAAATAGTAAGAGAGAATGCCAATGAAAATGTTAAAGTTATTGAAACCATTGTTACTAAGTATGACAATAAGTGTGAGTTGTCTAATGCTGCAATCGTGCTCCACGACAGTGCCAGTCAAAATACCGTTTCCCCAAGTACCGGAAGCACTGTTGAAGGAACCTCCAAAGTTAAAATTAGTGATGTCCTACGAACTGTCACAGACAACTACGCAACCTACTACCAAACCAGAGAACAAGTAATAGGTTGGCAACAGTGGTATAAAGAACAAAAGAAAATATATGAGGAAAAATTGAAATGAAAAACCTATTATGTGTGTTATTATTTGTATCTGGTTTGCCTTTAGTATACTTGTCAGGATGTTCTTCTATTGATAGATTCATGATTGCACAATATGATCCAGGCGAATATAATTTAATCAATAAAGTAAGATCAACTGCAGAATTAGCACAACCATACTGTAATGATAGTGCCACAATCAAAGTTATATCAGAAAATCTAAACGATATGGCACATGAATTAAAGAATTACAGTCAGTATCTACCAAGAAACGAACAAACATTTAAACCTGTAGATTTACTTCATGTGCTTACTACAGATTTACAGAAACGATATAGCACATCAAAAGAAATTAATAAAACATATTGTGAGTTAAAATTAAAATCTATAGCATCATCCGCAGAAGAAATTCAGAAAATAATTGCTAAGAGGCCACGATCATGAGTTTACAAGCACTAGCACAACAAGCATCAGATATTAAAGAAGCATACTCTGCAGGTACTATCTCTGCAGATGAATTTAAAGAGTTAATTGAAAGTATGAATGTTATGCAATCAATAGAAGATCAAACTGCATATCTAGATGAAAACATTATGTATAGAGAAATACTGGTAAATATTATTAACATTGCAAGGGCAGTTGCCTAGGAGATTTTATGAGTGAATTTACATTTGATTTTACAGCACAAAAACTAGGACAATGTATTCAGGGTAATCCATATGTTGACCATTGGTTTGATGCATTAAACATTCTATTACCTGATTATGAGATTAACACACCTAAACGTGCCGCAGCATTTATTGCTCAGTGTGCTCACGAGAGTGGTAACTTTAGAGCATTGAAAGAGAATTTAAACTACACAGCTGCATCACTATCAAGAGTATGGCCAAGATTGTTTCCACCTGATATGCCATCAATCGCAGCACAATACGCACACAATCAACCAAAGATTGCTAATCGTGCCTATGGTAGTCGTATGGGTAATGGTGATGAAGCATCTGGTGATGGTTGGAAGTATTGTGGTCGTGGACTAATTCAATTAACAGGTAAGAATAACTATCAGGCATTCGCAGATAGTTTAGAAATGTCAATTGATGATGTGCCAGAGTATCTTGGAACATTTGAAGGTGCTGCACAATCTGCATGTTGGTTTTGGGAAACAAACAATTTAAATACCTTTGCTGATAAGGGTGATATCTTAACAATGACTAAACGAATCAATGGTGGTACATTAGGTTTAGCAGATAGACAAAAACATTACGATCATGCACTTCACGTATTTGGAGGGTAACATGAAAAAGATATTGTTAGTTATTACATTATTGGTATCAAGTAATGTATTAGCACAACATCATCACGGTCATCACGGTGGATACTACAGAGAACCAAATCGCAGTTCATGGGTAGCACCTTTGTTACTTGGTGCTACTGCAGGATATATTATGTCACGACCAACTGTGATATATAATCAACCTCCAATGATATATAATCCACCACCCGTTACATATATTCAACCAGGTGCACCAATAGGTTATCATTACGAACAAATTTTAGATGCAAATTGTAATTGTTATAGAACAGTTTTAGTAAGTAATTAAAGGAAAATAATATGGCTGATATCGTAGAGAAAAAAGAAGAAGATTGGATGCAAAAGAAGTGGCGTCCCATGATGGCATTTATGTATATGTTTTGTTGTTTGTGTGACTTTGCATTGTTTCCAATAATGTTTACTATCGTTCAGTTCTGGGAAGTTCAAGCAGCTAATGATGCATTTAGACAATGGGTACCAATTACACTGCAAGGTGGTGGATTGTTTCATGTTGCAATGGGTGCAGTATTAGGTGTATCTGCTTATGGTAGAACACAAGAGAAGGTTGCTGGTGCAGCAGTAAATCCACCGCCAGTTACACCAGTTGTAACACCTACTCCAACACCAGTTCCAACATATACACCCGCACCTGCAGTTGTTCCAACATCAGCACCAGTATCATATTCATCAACAGGTAAACTTGCACCTGCGCCTGCCGCAGAACCACCACTATAAGGACTATCATGAAAAACATAATTGCCACACTTTTGATGTTATTCGTGTATAATGTTAATGCTGCAGAAGTAAAAGAAGTATGCCATGACCGTGTAGGTAAAGATGGTAAACCCGTTGTAGATAAGAAAACTGGTAAGACTGCACAAGACTGCAAGAAAATCAAAGTGCATAAAAAGTTAGAAGGCACCAAAGTACCAGAGAAGGCATCTAAGAAATAAAATGGAAATGATAGACACTCAATCAAGGATAGCCGTCTTGGAAAATAAAGTTCAATTCGTTGTTGATGAATTAAAAGAGATTAGAGCAGAACAAAAAGAACAACACCGGTGTTTAATGGAAAAGTTTGATTCTGTCTCAGATAGAATTTCTATCCTTGAGAAGTGGCGGTTCATGATATTTGGTGGTGCAGTTGTTATTGGGTATATATTGGCGCACATTAAACTAGATAAGTTATTTTAGGTAATCATCTAATTTAACCTTGTTGTATTGAGTAGTTTGTGTTATAATGTTTCTTTATTATGGTGAATCATGTCATTGTCAATTGATCTTAAGTATACTCTCCTATTAACTCCACGGTTTGAAAAGTTTCAACGCAAGCAAGATTACCTATTTTCTTGCCGTTGTCCTTTGTGTGGTGATTCTAAAAAGAATCCCAACAAGATGCGGGGTTATATCTACCGTAAAGTAAACAATCTATTCTATCGCTGTCACAATTGTGGACAGAGTATGAGTATTGGCAATCTTATTAAAACATTAGATGGTAGTCTATTCAAAGAATATTTAATGGAACGATACAAATCTGGTGAAGTATTTAAAGATAAAAAGATTAAGATTGCAGTAGATATACCATCATTTACATTTGGTAAATTAAAGACCGATGTGCAATATGAAAATGCAGAAAGATGTGATAAACTATCAAAAGAACATTTCTGTATTAAGTATTGTGAATCACGTAAGATGACTAAAGATATTCTTGGTATGTTGTATTATACTGATAATTACAAGAAGTTCTGTGATGAAATATATCCATCGCATGGAAAAGAGATAACCGCAGATAAACGACTAGTCATACCCTTCTATGATAAAAACAACAGTTTAATTGCAATATCTGGTCGTGCATTAGAAAATGCCAGTGAGAAGTTAAGGTATGTTACTCTACGAACAAATGAGAGTAAAGAAAAACTAGTGTATGGTATGGATAGAGTTAATCTAGACGAACCAGTATATATTGTGGAAGGTCCGATTGATTCTTTGTTTCTAAATAACTGCCTAGCATCAGGTGATTCCAATCTTGCATTGACATCAAAAAATGTTGATGCAAAAAAAATAATTTTGATTTATGATAATGAACCACGTAATAAAGAAGTGATGAAGTTAATGCAAAATGCAATCAAGTTAGGTCATAATGTAGTAATTTGGCCAGATACAATCAAAGGTAAGGATATTAATGAGATGATTATGAATGGAATGTCACAAAGTGAGTTACAGGATATTATAAGTAGTAATACATTTGAGGGACTCAGGGCACAGACTAAATTTACATTTTGGAAGAAAGTATAGATTATGCAAGTAAAGTTAATCAGTTATAGTAAGTTTCATGAATTAGACGGTGATATAGAAACACAAGTGGCGCACTGTGCAAGAGTATCCAATCCTGATAATCAAAACAATATGTTGAATTCTCAAAAGTTAATTCAATATTTGATTAAAAACAATCATTGGTCACCATTTGAGGTTGTCAATATTTGTTTAGAGATATCAACAACAAGAGATATTGCACGACAGATTTTAAGACACCGTAGTTTTAGTTTTCAAGAGTTTAGTCAACGATATGCTAATGCAACAATATTAGGTGTTGAATACAAAGAAGCAAGACTCCAAGATACAAAGAATCGTCAAAATAGTATTGAAACTGATAATGAAGAATTAGAGAATCAATGGCGTATGCAACAAGTAGTAGTATCTAATCATGCAATGAATGCTTATCAATGGGCAATAGATAATGGTATTGCGAAAGAACAAGCAAGAGCAGTAATGCCAGAAGGTATGACCATGTCTAAGTTATACATGAATGGCACAGTGAGAAGTTGGATACATTATATACAATTACGAAGTGGCAACGGTACACAAAAAGAACACAGAGAGATTGCAATAGAATGTGCAAATATAATTGAACCAATTTTTCCTATGATAAAAGAATTTATAGAACAATAAAAATGGAGTATGAAATGTCGGAGATAGTAATAGATTACAGTAGAGATAGTTTGTTTGATGAGTTAGGTTTGAAAAGACTAAAAGAAAGTTACATGAAAGATGATGAAGTTTTACCACAAGAGAGATTTGCTTATGTATCAAAAATGTTCGCAACTGATTCAGCTCATGGTCAACGTCTTTATGATTATTCCAGTAAGCATTGGTTGTCATATTCTACTCCTATTCTTTCTTTTGGGAGGAGTAGGCGTGGGTTGCCTATTTCTTGTTTTCTACCTTATCTGCATGATAGTGCAGAAGGTCTGGTCGATTGCTTATCGGAGGTTAACTGGTTATCAATGTTAGGTGGTGGTGTAGGTATTGGTTTAGGTATTCGTAGTTCAGATGATAAATCAGTAGGCATCATGCCACATCTAAAAACATATGATGCAAGTTGTTTAGCATATCGTCAAGGCAGAACACGTAGAGGTAGTTATGCAGCATACTTAGATATATCACATCCAGATATTTTATTGTTTCTTGATATGAGAAAACCTACTGGTGATCAAAATCTTCGTGCATTGAATCTCCATCATGGTGTTAATGTAACAGATGACTTCATGCGATTAGTTGAGAAGTCAATGTATGATACACAAGCAGATGATTCATGGGAATTAAAAGATCCTAATTCAGGTGTTGTTCGTGAAGTTGTATCTGCAAGAGAGTTATGGCAAAAACTATTAGAGAATAGAATGTTGACTGGTGAACCATATGTTCATTATATTGATACAAGTAATGCTAAGATGCCAGAGTTTCAAAAGAAATTAGGATTAAAGATTCAACAAAGCAATTTGTGTAGTGAGATTATTCTACCGACTAATAAAGATAGAACAGCAGTATGTTGTTTATCTTCACTTAACTTGGAGTATTATGATGATTGGAAAGATGATAAATTATTTCTTAGAGACACCGCAGAGATGCTCGATAATGTTCTTCAGTATTTCATTGATAATGCTCCTGACAGCATATCAAGGGCACGATATTCTGCTATGCGTGAACGGTCTATTGGTGTTGGCGCTCTCGGTTTTCATGCGTATCTACAAAAGAACCTAATTGCATTTGAAAGTGCCTCTGCTAAATCAGCTAACATTAGAATGTTTAAAAATATAAGGAGTAAACTAGATGAAGCCAATAAAGAGTTGGGGCAACTTAGAGGAGAAGCTCCAGATGCTGTTGGCAGTGGTTTGCGTTTCTCCCATCTTATGGCTATTGCACCAAATGCTTCCAGTTCTATCATTATGGGAAACACTAGTCCTTCTATTGAGCCTTATCGTGCTAATGCTTATCGTCAGGATACATTATCTGGATCGTCATTAGCAAAGAACAAATGGTTAGATAGATTCATTCAAACTAAATTAGCAGATGATTCTGGTTTAGTTAATCAAAATGATTATAATGATATCTGGTCTAGTATTATTGCTAATGATGGTTCAGTTCAACATTTAGATATTTTAGATGCATATCAAAAAGATATATTCAAAACATCAATGGAGATAGATCAACGGTGGGTAATTGAACATGCTGCAGATAGACAATTGTATATTGACCAATCACAATCATTAAATCTATTCTTTAGACCAGATGCAAATATCAAATACATACATGCTTGTCACTTCTTAGCATGGAAACGTGGACTGAAAACACTATACTATTGCCGTAGTGAAAAGATTGGTAAAGCAGATAAGATATCAAAACGAATTGAACGAAACATAATTAAAGAATTAGACATGACTGCCATTGCTCAGGGTAACGAGTGTCTAGCTTGCGAAGGATAAAAAATGAAAACTATTATTCATGTTAATCAACACATAATAAAGAGTAACAGAATACACAAAGAAAATGAACCAGTTCTTACAGTTAAACAAGGAAAGACAAACACTTATGGTCATGAAGTATCTATTGACGGTCCTTCAAAAATAGTGTATAGTCCAGATAAACCATTATCTTGTGGTGCAAGAGTATGGATAGAAACAGAAAGCAATGTAACAATTATTGGAGCAAAGAAATATGAACGCCGCAAAAACAAAATCAAAACTGACAGACACGAGAGTATCATTCAAACCGTTTAACTATCCATGGGCCTATGATGCATGGTTGAAACATGAACAATCTCATTGGATTCATAGTGAAGTACCAATGCTAGAAGATGTTAAAGATTGGAAAAAGAAACTAACAGACGAAGAAAAGAAATTTCTTACAAACATTTTTAGATTCTTTACTCAAGGTGATATTGATGTTGCAGGTGGTTATGTTAATAACTATCTACCCCATTTTCCTCAACCAGAAGTTCGTATGATGTTGATGGGATTTGCAGCAAGAGAAGCATTACACATTGCAGCATATAGTCATCTTATTGAAACATTAGGTATGCCAGAGTCTACCTATAATGAATTCATGAAATACAAAGAGATGGTAGAGAAACATGATTATGTAACAGATATATCAGGACAGAATTCTACAATAGATAATACTGCTACGCATATCGCTGTATTCAGTGCATTTACTGAAGGTATGCAGTTGTTTAGTTCATTCATTATGTTATTAAACTTTCCTCGACATGGTAAGATGAGGGGTATGGGACAGATTATTACATGGTCTATTGTAGATGAAACAATGCACGCTGAGTCTATGATTAAGTTGTTTAGAACCTTTATTGAAGAGAACAAAGAGATATGGAATGATGATTTGAAAGAAAGAATCTATAGTATTGCAGAGAGAATGGTTGAGTTGGAAGATAAGTTCATCGATTTGTGTTTCAATCTAGGTGCAATTGAAGGTTTAACACCCAAAGATGTTAAAACATATATAAGATATATTGCTGATCGTAGACTGATATCATTGGGTCTTAAAGGCATTTATAAAGTTAAACGCAATCCCTTACCATGGGTTGAAGAGATGATCAATGCACCAGTTCATACAAACTTTTTTGAGAATCGTGCTACAGATTACGCAAAGGGTGCATTAGGAGGTTCATGGGGAGATGTATGGGGGAAAGCATCATAAGGAATAGAAAATGATTTTAAAACATCACTGTGACAATTGTGACTCAAAGTATAAAATAATTTACGATGAGGATGATTGTGAAGATAGTCCCACATATTGTCCGTTCTGTGCTGAATATCTGATAGTAAATAAAGAATATCAAAACGAAGATATCTAATTGACTATATATTATTATGACATGGTTTTATAATAATATTGAATTCACACAAGAAGATGTAGAAACCTATTACGGTTTCGTTTATCTCATAGAGAATCTTACGACTGGTAAAAAGTATATCGGTCGTAAGTTCTTTACCAAATCTGGTACACAACAAATCAAAGGTAAGAAAAAGAAAATCAGAAAACAATCTGATTGGTTGACCTATTGGTCTTCCTCTGATGAAGTAAAGAAAGATGTTCAACAATACGGAAAGGAGAATTTCAAACGCACAATATTACATTTATGCAAAACAAGAGCACCTTGTTCTTATTGGGAAACATATGAAATATTTACAAGAAATGCTTTGTTATCTGAAGAATACTATAACAGTTGGGTATCGTGTAAAATACACAGAGCCCATTTAAAGGGAATAATATGTCCAGAAAACAATCTGCAAATAATGTCGTTGAAAGACAAACAACCAAGACTCATCAAACACTTAAAATCAGAATTGATGACCTAAAAACATTTCAACCATTAACAGAGAACCAAAAGTCATTCTTTGAAGCATATAGACACGGTGATTATTTTATAGCATTACACGGTGTTGCAGGTACAGGTAAAACATTCTGTGCATTATACAAAGCACTAGAAGAAGTTTTAGACAAATCAAATCCATTCAAGAAAATCATTGTAGTTAGGTCTGCAGTTCAGTCAAGAGAGATGGGACACTTGCCTGGTGATGTAGATGAAAAGATGGATATTTACCAGCAACCATACAAACAAATCTGTCATACCTTATTTGATCGGAAAGATGCATGGGACCGATTAGAAGAACAAGGTTATGTTCAGTTCATATCAACCTCATTTATCCGTGGGATGTCTTTTGATGATGCAATCATTATTGTGGATGAGATGCAGAATTTAAATTTTGAAGAGATTGATACTGTTATGACACGGGTAGGTTATAGGTCTAAAATTATATGGTGCGGTGATTATAGGCAAACAGATTTAACCAAACGTAAGAATGATATGAGTGGCATATTAAAGTTCTTTGATATTGCTATGCATATGGCAGCATTTACACGGATTGAATTTACCGTTGAAGATATAGTTAGGTCATCATTGGTAAAAGATTATATCTTAGCACGGATACAACAAGAAGATGCCCAAGTGAAAATATCTAATGCGAAGGTTGTAAATATATCATCTTAAATTATTGTTGCATTGTGTCATTTTTTGATATATAATAGTAGAGGCTTCATTGTGAGGCCTTTACTAAAGAGGACAAAAATGTTAGAAAAGATTAAAAATTTCATTAAAATTATGGTAGAAACATTAATTGAAGCACGTTCATTAAGGAAAAAGAATCATGTTTGATACAAAGAAAACACAAGAGTTGGCAGTAGATTTGATTGATGTTCAGGTTGGTGCAGTTAAATCATATGTAGATGCATTTAGTAAATTCACAGGTTCTGAAAAGAATACATACTTAGATAGTATGGTAAAATTTATGGAAACTGGTACAGAAAATGCAAAACAAATCATCCAAGGAAATTACGCCTTTTCAGGCAATAAGAAGTAATACAAAAAGTTTTATTCCTGTTATTAGGAATGGATGGATCATTAAGTTCTCAATATGTGGTGATAATGTATTGATACTGTTTCAGTCTATTGCTAGTGATGAAGTTCTAATACGATATTTCACTAGCGAGGCTGAAGCAGTTTATTATATCAATAATTTATTGGCATGAAAGAGTGCCCAAGATGTGGCAAAGAACACAACAAACGAGGACCATATTGTAGTCAAAGTTGTGGTAATGCTCGAAAACACAGTCAAGAGGGCAAACTAAAACGCAGTCTTAAATTGACTGAATACTATAGAACACCTGAAGGAATTGCCACTTCCAGGATGAATAAATATGCTATAGAAAACCTTAATCGCAGAAGAGCAGGCGAGTATATGTTAAAGCCTGAAGATTTTGCGATAAATATACCATCATTAGACGATGATGAAGAAGAAAAAATTAATTGGTAAAGGCATTAAATGACTATTCAAAGTTCTGGTGCATTAGCATTAACTGAAATACAAACGGAATTTGGTGGAACCAATCCTGTTAGTATGAGTGAATACTATAGAGGTGGTTCATATGTGGCTAATGATTCATCAAATACCAATATACCTGGATCAGGCGCAATTGCATTTAGTAATTTTTATGGCACATCAAAACCATCTGGAATTTCTCAGTCTCTTATTTCTGTTGGACAGTATTTTGCTGCTAGTGCATATTCATTAGATCGGGTAGATGGTAGTGTTTGGCTTACAGTTGCCGCAATGGGTGGTAGACCAGAAATAAATCAACAAGCTCCAAGTTCGGATCTTCGTGCTGTATGGTTACAATATCGTGCAAGAGGAGCAGATAACACGGCAGGATACAATGGTAATGCTGATGGACAAAAATATAGGTATGATACAACTAATACATATACAAGATTCCATTGGTGGCAAAGTATAGATGTTGTTGCATTGGGTGTTAGTACTAACACTGATGTTGGTGCTTCTAGTGGTGGTGAAGGTGGTTTTTATGCTCAAGGAAATGTCGCTTACACCTATCGAATTACTAAGATATCAACAAATTCAGTTGAATTGAGAACATATCCTAGTGCTTGGAATACTGGTGATGCAGGTAATAATGTTACTGTATCAAATTGGTGGAGTGGTTTCAATAACGCAACAGGTAACAACACAGAAGCAAATGGATATCTTGGTTGGTTTACATTAACATGGTAATAACAAATGGCTAAAATACAAAACGAAGCAAAAGTTATATACAACATGTATAAAAATGCCAATACATATAATATTGGTACATTTATCTATGATGGTGAGAAAGTAACCTTTGAAGAAGATGGTGTATCAATAGTATATGAAGATGGTTCAACATCAACATTTAATGTATTTGAAGATTATAAACAAACTGCTTTAAAGAATCTAATTGTTGATGTTTCTAAAAAGATTAATAACTACAGTGAGATTAATAAAATTCTAACTACAGTGAATAGTGATTTTAAAGTTCAAGTATTAACCACTGGTATTACAGTAATCAATGATAGTACCAATGTTACTGAAATTGAAACCATTAACAATCTCAAAAACGAATTGATAGGTAAAATAGAATGAGTTATGCTATAAATTCAAAGGGTGAATACTTAGGTGTAGTTGAAGATAATGATGTAAGAATCCATAAGTATGTACCTTATCATGTTGATTTACCATATGATTCTATTTGGTCCGATGAATTAGAAACATGGATTCGTGCATACTATATTGATGAGGATGGTAAACCAATTGAGAAAGGTTCAACTACAGAATATAGTATTGTTACTAGAGAAAAGCCAGAAATCAACGATGTTGTATTTGATATTGAAAAGAATAAATGGTCATTTGATCAATCCAAAATAGTTGTTATAAAAGAACAATTAATTACGGAACATTTTATTGATGCACTTGATACAATAGGTAATAATCATTTGGTCATTCAAAACATTGTTACTCTTATAGATAATGTAACACTAAAACAAAATATATTAAATGTTGCAAACAATATACAATCAGCAACAACAACAGAAGAGGTAAATGAACAGGTTGTAGTTCTAAACACATTATTGAATTGAAAGGAAGTATTATGAATTGGTTTAGTATTTTAATTGGCATGATTTTATCATTAAATGTTAGTGCCGCAGATATAAAAATGATTGTACCATTTCCACCCGGTGGTGGTACAGATTTAGTTGCTAGAATTCTAGCCAAAGAAGCATCAAAGACTTTAAATAAAACTATTATTATTGAAAATGTTGGCGGCGCAGGTGGTGATGTTGGTCGTCAAAAAGCAATCAGAGATAATGTATTGTTGTTCACACCAAATAGTTTATTGATCACCGCATATCTAAACAACCTGAGTTACATACCTCTAGAAGAATTCAAAGCAGTTGTTGGTGTTGGTGCATATCCTTATTTGATATCTGCACATCCTAATTTTGTAATGAAGAATCTATTAGAGTTGCCCACTCTATCAAAGAAATATGGTATTATTAATATTGCCTCTGCTGGTACTGCAGGTGCCAATAATCTAATCATTGAACAGTTAGGTATCAAATTCAATTTTAAAGTTGAGGCTATTCCACATAGAGGCACTAGTGATGGACTGCTGACTGTAATGTCTGGTTCAACACCTCTATTAGTCAGTGGTATTCAAGGAACAAAAGCACATATTGATTCTGGTAAGTTGCGAGCAGTTGCTATTACAACAACCCATCGTGATATTTTAATGAATACTATACCTACAGTTCAAGAGATGACTAAACAATCATTCAATTATCCTGGTTGGTTTGGTATTGTTGCACCAAAGAATTATGATAGAAAAATTGCCGATGAAGTAACCAGTGCAGTATTATCGGCATTAGATAAACAGGATGTGAAAGATAAAGTTAAACAAGAGAATGTGACCATATGGGCATACGGACCAAAAGAATTCCATGAGTTTTTGGTTATTGATGATAAACAATGGTCTAAAGCAATAATGAAGAAGTAATGCATAAGATAAAATATTATATTGATGATGTAGTCAGAGAACAAATAATACAAATAGCAATCAAAGACTATTACCTCACACAAAAAGAAAGAGTCTTTGATTTAATGGCATTGTTCTGTGTTGGTAATCTATTAAACATATCAGGACCAATTAATAGAAACCATGAGTTTGTATTTAATTTTGATGGCACACCTATACCTACAGAGTTTAATACTTCAGATACATTCACTGAAACATCATTAAAGACTGCAGAAGATATATGGTCAGTTGCAGGTAATAGAAAAGTTTGCGTATTCTGGTCAGGTGGTATTGATTCAACAGTTGCATTGGTTGCTCTAATGATGACAAATAGTGATTGGTTGAATAGAGTTAGAATCTATACCTCAGAGTATGCCATCAAAGAAGAGTATCCACTATTCTATGATACTTACTTAAAGAATGCCGATGTGGTCATGTTAAAGAATCTAGAATTCTTTGATAAGAAGCTATTTGATCTTGATGTGTTACCTATTGATGGTACATGTGGTGATCAGATATGGGGGTGTAACATTATGAGAGATATGGGTGAGATGAGGAAACAACACTACTCTAAGTTATATAATCATAATGAATTCTATTTGCATACCGAAAAACATAAACGGTTGTATATTACAATAGATTATATTGAACAACAGATAGAGAAGTTTCCTGTGCCTATTAAAACAGTTGCAGATTTATATTGGATGTTAACCTTCACACACAAATGGGATCATGTTAAGAGTCGTGCCATAGCAGCAGTCAATGATATAACTATATTTGATAACAAGATAAGTTTCTTTAATAGTTTATATTACCAACGATGGGCAATGTCCAATTTAGATGTTAAGTTGGGTGATACATGGAACACATATAAACAACCAGCAAAAGATTTTATCTATGAATTCACTGGTGATAATGAGTATAGAGTGAACAAGTTACAACATGAGTCAATGGGTAGATCAGTTGAACCAGTTAAGCATTTAATCAGAGGTATGCGGTTAGTTACAACCAACGGACATTTAATTAATATGGATGAATCTAAATGTGAACAATTACTAAGGGAGTGTTACACCAAATGAACAAAATTAAAATTTTTAATGATGATTTATTACATCAATTATTACCTATATTAAAAAATAAAGATGATAACATTAATTTAGCATCAAATGAATATATTAATAGAATATTTTCCTGTCATAATACATTGGATAGAACAGGTTCTGTAAATTTACCTATACAAAATTATTTACCCACGTTATCCCTTAATGTCAATGAAATGACAGGTGATTGCAATAAAGTTTTTGAAGAATTATGCGATAAAAGAGCTAATGAATTATTAGAAACCAAAACGCCACTTAGAATATTTTGGTCTGGTGGTATTGACTCTACTGGAATGTTAATTAGTTTTATGAAGGCAGATTCTAAGTGGCATGAAAAAATACAAATTATAACTACACGAGCATCAATCACAAAAGAATATCCATTGTTCTATGAAACACACCTTAAAGATAAGAATATATTAGTAAAAGATATATGTGACGTTTATTCTATTTTTATGGCAAATACTGATAGATATAATTTATTGGGTATACATGGTAGTCCATTTCCTCGGCATACAAGTGATACATGGAGAAAAAGAATTAAAATCTATTCAATGCTTGATGATGATGGTACTATGTCTTTCAATACAATTAAAGATAAAATTACAATTGATCGTGGTGAAATTAATGCATTAAGTTTATTTTTTAATAAAGATGCTGTTATTGATCAACTTAATCAGTATAAGAATAAATGTCCTGTTGAAATTAATAATTTATTGGATCTGCAGTGGTTTATTTGGCTTTCACGCTGGGGTAAAGCATATAACGTATGTGTAACAAGAGGAGAAAATCCAAATATATTTGATACAATAAAAGGATTTTACGATACTGAAGATTTTATCAATTATGCTCTTACATATAATGGTGTATTAAAGACACAAGAAATAAAAGGACCAATTAAGAAAATAATTTATGATTATACCAATGATGAAGATTATTATTTGAATAAAGAGCCATTGGCATCAACATCCGCATCTGGTGGTGCGTCTAATCCTCCTCAGTATTTTAGATTAATTGATGATGTTGGTAATGTATTTAAAAGTTCTGAAACAATACCAAAAGATACTATTGAAAAGTTACTGAAGTGAGTAATTTATTAATATATAAGAATCCATCTACATTTGATCGGTTAGATGAATTGGGTATTGATTACACAGACACACTAACCGCATATCAAATAGGATTTTTAGGCAACACAGGTATGGGTATTGATAGAACAGTGCCAAGTATTTTCAATCTAACACCATGTCCTATACCTAGTTATTTAACAACAAAGAGTTTCTCTGATATCGTATATGAGAGGGCAACAGACTTAAAGAACCAAGGTTATCAAGATGTATTGGTATCCGGTCTATCATCATTAGTTGTTGTTAAAGCATTAGAGGATGTTGGTGCAAGACCTCATGTTATAATAACAGATAATGATATACAGACTTTACCCGAAGTATATGAGAGAATAAAACATCTGTCTCATGATATTGTACCTTTAAGTGAGTTAATGAATGGTAATATATTAAAAACTAAAGTTATTACCGGAAGTGGTGGAAAATATCTTTATAATGTATCAAACAATTATTGGTTATCCAATTTTCCAGGTATTGATATGGGTAAAAATGTTATTCCTTTTAATTTATCGGTAATAGTTTTTAATGCAATGAATATGGGCATTTGGTATAAAAATAGATTTAAGAGTAGTGCCATGGCAAAATATTATTCTGATAAAAAGGTTGCATTTAGAAATATAGAAGAATATCTACAGGGTTTAATGAGTAGATCACCAATAGAGATAAAAACTAAGTATGATTTTTATTGGTGGATATCTTTTGTAATGAAATGGTATTCTATAAGATATCGGTTTATAGGTATAACTGGCAATTTTGTTAATACTGAATCTTTCTTTGATACACCAGATTTTCAATCTTGGTCAATAGCCAATCATTATACAAAATCAAGAAAAGTATTTTCTGATTTTATTGGTCAGGATATTGAATTAAAATCATCTAATGTTGTGAGATATTATTCCAACAATGTTACTTGGAAAATATGTTGGGCAGATAGTGATGGCCAAATGGTACCTGAATCAATATCTCCAACTATAGACCAAGTGCGGTCTGTATTATCTAATCAACCGTAGAGATTTCCACTGATTTATTTGATTAGTCAGGAGCATATCATATTCAATATTATTCAATGATTTTACTGATATTCCATTCTCTTGCATTTTTAATTTAAATTTATCAGATTCTATTATACTAACGATATTATCTTTAAATTTATTATCAATCCTACCTTTTTTACTTAGTATCATTACATTGGTATGGACAATTAAATTCTTTGATCCTTTAATATCATCAAGAGGTTCATCAAATAATTTGAGTATTATTCTAATTTTACCTATTTTATGTAGTGGTCTTGATAATAATACAGTTGATGATGTAACATCTATTTGACCACTGATAAGATCAATATGTGAACCTATAGAAGATTTATATGGTATGTTATAGAATTTATTACCTAGTAATCTATAGACAATATCTGAGGTACTTCCTTTGCCTGTAGTGCCAAAATTTATAGTATTTGGATTAGTATTTGCAATTTGAATTAATTGGTTAATAGTTTTAACTGGAACATTTGGATGGATAATTATCACACTTAATACATTTCCAACATGGGCAACATAATCAAATTCTTTTTGGACATTAATACTCTTATTACCATCATCAATATTCATATAATACTTTAGATATGCATTGAGTTGACCGATGTAATATGTATTTCCTTTAGAATTAATTACATTTTCTAAAGCAATATCACCATCAGCACCAGGTCTATTTTCTATAACAATAGGAGTATTTTTAATCAATTCTCTAGAGATAGTATCAACAGTACCACCCGGACTTGATCTAGTGACTAGTGTTTGTGCATATGTGTTACTGCCGATCAATATCAATATTAATAGTATAATCATGACAATATATATAATTTTATGCCAAGGAGTTAATTATAGTGAATTCACAGAGATTTGATATATTCCCAACACCTATTATGGTCTTTCATAATCTAGGAGTTTTGGATGAAGTTCAATCATTTATTGATACTTTAGATCCACAAAAAAGAGTTAGAAATTTTCATACAGATGATACGGTTCTAATAACATTTAAAAAAATGATCTTTGAATGTGTTACCGAATACTTTAAACCATACTATGAATTTAGTTCAGTCAATATAAAAGCATGCTGGGTAACCTCTAATAACTTTCTAGAAGGAATGGGCACACATAATCATATGTCATGTGTAGTCAATGGTATATACTATATCAATTCAGCACCTCTATGTGGTGACTTAATTCTTTTAGATCCAAGAGGAGGCACCACTTGGCCTGAAACAAAAGAATATAATAATTTGAATATAACAACCTCAGATAAAAGATTAGAATCTGGTGGTAAAAGAATGTATAGGATATCACCAGAGCCAGATAAGTTCGTAGTATTTCCTGCGTATATGATGCATACAGTTGAAATCAATCTAAATCCTACATTCCGTAGAAGGTCAATAGGACTAAATTTTGAGTTCATTCGGTAATGTATAATTCATGTATAATATGTGTATAAGTGTCCTGCAACCGGTCATTCGTAATTTTCGAAGTAAGTGGTCACTAACCGACATATAAATAAACACCAGGAATATAATCCAAAACACCTCACGTTTACGTAATCTGAGAGATGGACCGTCAAGAATCCTCAGAAAAGGTCAATCCAATCAATGACTTAGGGATCCTATCAAAGGATCCTCAGAAAATGCTTGACATCCAGTGCCGTTTATGGTATAATAACAGGGTGGACAGGGCGGGATCATAGAAATCCTCTAGATAATAACGGAAATAATGCTTGACATTCGGTACCGACCTGGTATAATAGAGTCTGAATTGATTGATACGAAGGAATCCCTATGTACCTAGTAAAATGCCCTGATGAGACTTTGATTGCCAACGACTGGATTCAAGTTTATGAGATTATGCAAGAGGTTATTCAGCAATTTGGCGCCGAGGATGCTGTAATTACTGTTACTATGATATAAAACGCTTGACTTTCGGTATAGTTGTGGTATAATAGAGTCTGAATTGAGAAAAAGGAATTATTATGAGTCTAGAAGATAAAATTTATGAGTTGCAATACAGTGATGCCTATGCAGATTTCATTATGGACCAAGGATATATGGGTGAAATTGCGATTTATAACGGTGATTCTCTTGTAAAAGCGATGGAGATGGGATACTTGTTTAAGGACTTTCTGTTTTCCATTGGATGTGCTGATTTAGCATATATTTACACTAAAGAATTTGCTTAATATGAACATTGGTGATACTAAATCCTTGTGGTTTTCTCATGTGGCTTTCAACCAAGCGCTTCCTTGCGAAGTTGTCGAGGACCGGTTGACTGCAGTTAAGTTCAGAGTGTTATCCACCAAGCGATTTGTGTGGATGCCAAAGAAAGCACTATATGAGTTGCCTAATTTACCAGGGATTCTCAATGTAAAAAGATGGTTTACCGTAGAACCTCAGTTACAAGTAGTTTTAGACCGATATGGTAATTCATATAGAAAATAATGGAGATAATTATGAGTTTTAGCCCTACTTATGGATGTTGGAGAGTTATTAAGACAGTAAAAGAGCTCTCGGATATGATTAATAAAAAGGAATTGAATCCTGATCCTGTTGGCCAGCGCCCTCCTCTATTCACTATAATAGGTAGTAAAAAGGATCGAGGCATTATTAGTGCTATTATGATAGGTCTTGGTATTGGTTCTTTGACTCTTCGGGATATCACAAAAACAACCGAAGAAAAAGTTAAGAAAATGTATGTGGGATATGATTCACTAGTTATTGATGGTGGACACCGATGCCGTGCAATTAATAATTTTAGAGATAATAAGTTTACAGTTACCGTGTGTGGCGTAGAGAAGTATTATCGTGAATTTACGGATGCAGAAAGAAAACATTTTGATAATTTTCAAGTTACATTAGATTATATAACCTGTACCTCATTAGCGGCAATTGATGCTTTTAAGATTGTAAATCAAACGACTTCTGCCAATGGTTATGAGTTGATTATGAATAATGATTCCTCTGTTCTTTGTGAAGAGGTGCGGAAAATAACAAAATCTTATCCAGAGTATAATTTTAATAAGTGTCATCCAATCTTTGAAATCCGTACCAGTGACCAAGGACAACCAGAGTCTGTTTATTTCAGTTCAATTAATGAACGAGCCATCTGGCATACCTGGGTTTGGGTAATCCTTCATAAGATATTAAGTGGCGGTCATGTGGATGCGGGTGAGAAAAAGACTATCCGAATGATTGAAAAGGAAGATAATGTTGTAATCACTAAGAAGCATCGGTCAGATATGGCACGATTTTTTGATGATCTTATGAATTTTGGTAATGTTTATGGAAAAAAGTTGCGGGATAGTGATTTTGGCGCATTCCAATGTGTGTGGTTTCATCTGTATGCACAAAATAAAGCATTTAAGATTGATATGGAGAAATTTGTAAAGCCTTTTGATCAAGTTCGTTCCGCTTTGACTGGTACTGTAGATAAGACTCTTGATAATGTGCCGATATCATTTAAAAATGAAATACATTCTATTAAGCATTTTGTCCGTGTTAATGATGGTGCGTATTCAGAACCAGATGTTCAAGAGGAAGTTGGTAAGATTATATTGCAGTATATGAAAAAGAAAGGTAATCTGTCTAAATTGGGTGTTACTCTCCTTCAATCCAAACGAAGTTATAGTTTAACTCAACGCCGTCAAGTTTTTAATCATCAAGACTGTAAATGCTGGGCTTGTGAGAAATCCGTAAAATTGGAAAATACAGAATGGGCACACGATACTCCATATTCTGAGGGTGGACTAGTTGAGGATGGCGTAGTTCTCTGTAAAGATTGCCATTCATTACAAGGCCAAATGACTCACCAAGAGTTGAAAGGAGTATTAAATGGTCGCAAAAAAGTATCTTTAAAAGTTGTTAGAAAGGCGGCATAAGTGATTGATTATAATATGTTAATTACTGCAGAACCTGAGGTAGTTCGGACCGAGTTGAAGAAGTTACCCGAGAATGAATTAATGAGTGTTTTACTAGTTCTGGACGCTTATGAGGATTATCTAAGGAATATTGACCAGATAATATTGCATTAGAATCAATGACTTACAAAACGCTTGACATTCGGTACCATTATGGTATAATGTAGTCTGAATTGATTGATTAGGAGTTGTTATGATTATTGAAAGATACGAAGAAGGTGCCCATGTTGTTATTATAACCTCTGAGGGTGCTGAGTGCTGGGGTACCGTGTTGGATAGTCGTGTTAAGTTCGGTGCTGATGCAGTTATTCAGTATGAAGTTAGGTTGGACTGGCAATCCAAGGTGGAATATGTTAATATGGATAAGGTTTTGTGTCTGGTATCTGAATTGGAAAATAATAATTAATGCTTGACATTTGGTATAGTTGTGTTATAATGTAGTCTGAATTGATTGATTGTTCTTTAAAAATTTGAGAGTATTATAAGAGTGAATGCTGTTGCCAGTCCTGTTTCTGACCGGGAAGAGTAAAATCTTTAGAAAAACCATGTGGCGTTAGCCTAGGTTGTTAAGAAGAGTCAACGGATAGTGTTCACCCTTATAATACTCTTAGAGTAGTTATTGTAAAGTGCTATAGGGTATCGTGGAATTGATCAGCCACTATGCGGGCCTAACTGTGCGAGGAACAGGTCCTGATATAACCGCTATTCGCTTGTCAGAGGAAGCACCTTTGTTGACAAATCGGCACATAGCACTTTACAATGATTATTTTTGGGCCTATAGCTTAATGGTAAAGCATTCGACTCATAATCGAACGAGTCTAAGTTCAATTCTTAGTAGGCCCACCACAGTGAAACGCTTGACATTGGGTACAGTTCTGTTATAATGTAGTCTGAATAGTTGATTAGGAGTTGTTATGAAAATTAGAGCAATTGTAAATAATGTTTGTTTTTATACTAGTACCACTGCAATTAAGAGGCGCACTGTATCGGATTTTAGTTTACAGAATACTGCTATGTTCTTTGCTTTGGATTGTATGGGTAAAGACCGTGGTATTGGTAAGACGGTTACTCTATACGATGAGAAAATGAACCAGTTTAAATTTGATATTCAATTGACGAGGGCCTAAGATGAAAACAGTTGAACAGTTGGTATGTGAGTATTGCGATATTTTACATGGAATTTATGAGAAAACCGCTTCTAATTCTTTTTTTACTCAATATTACTTGATTGACTCTGGTAATAAGTATTTTAAGATTATTATGAAGCAAAAATACAAGGAAACTAATGAATGGAGTAGTAGCGCTTCAGTTCATGCCTTCGTAGAGAAAAAGACGGGTAATGTGTTAATGGCATCCAGTTACAAAGCACCCGCAAAGAATGGTGTCCGATATAATCTATTCAAAGATTTAGAGTATATCAAGGATAATGCCGATTGGGCTGGTTCTTACTTATATAAGAGGTAATATTATGAATCCTAATAAATCAGTTAGAATTGATATTTTAAAGGTTGGTGTGGAGGTATTCAGTACCACTAATCATGGTCAGATTATGGTTACTGAATTCTATAATAAAGAAGAGATTGGTGGTGGTTTCTTTGATACTTTAGAAGAAGCATATAAGCATGTAGAGGAATACTTAAATGATGAAGAAAACAAGGATTGCTAATAAAGTTGCAGAGGATGCTATGAATAGACTAGACGAGTTGGCGATACTGTGTTACTATGATACTGATTTTAACCCAGTATTTGATAAACAGATGTATGGCCAATTGATTGTAAAAGAGTGCGCTTGGTTGGTAAGACAGGAAATATTGAGACAGGAAATATTGAAGATTTTTAACGATCTTACGAGTTATACCTTGGAGGTTCTACTAGAGGAGAAGCTCAAAAAACACTTTGGAATCAATGACTTATAAAAACGCTTGACATTTGGTTGGAATCTGGTATAATAGAGTCTGATTAATTGATAAGGAATACTGAGATGAAGAATTTTGATGCTGATGCGATGGTTGGGTATGTGTGTATTATGGCTGCTGTAGTTGTTATTGTCTTTGGTCTCTACTAGGAATTTTATTATGACTGAATTTAAGCGCACTGTGGTTGATGATTTTACTGATATGATCCAAGATGGTGCTAAGGATATGATATCTGGTGCTGGTGATTATGAGATTAAAGCATTTACAGTAGGTTACCTAAATGGTTTTCTGAATATGTTGGCCAAAGAGATTCCAGAGGTTCGTGAAGCGATAGAATTGCGGATGAGGAATTCATCATTAATGAGAAAGGAAGCAGCATAATGGGTCTAGATATGTATTTGAGAGGTAATCGGCAGGTACGTGAGTATAAATCTGAAGATAAACAGTTATGCAGTGATATTAATGCATTACTTCCTAAGAATTTATTAGTATATGGTATTGATGCTGAAGTTGGTTACTGGCGCAAAGCTAATGCTATCCATAACTGGTTTGTGACTAATGTTCAGGATGGAAAAGATGATTGCGAAGAGTATGATGTAAGTAGAGAGCAGTTGGAACAATTGCGCCAGCAGTGTAAGATAGTATTGGGAAATGCTTCTTTGGCTTCTAGTATGTTACCATCTCTTGGCGGTTTCTTTTTCGGTGGTGTAGATTACGATGAGAGTTATATGGGTGATCTAAGAGATACTATAACTATTATAGATAATACACTAGAGTTAGATAAACAATGGTCTTTTAGTTATACGAGTAGTTGGTAACTTATGATTCCGTCTGTAGTTATTAATAAGTATATACATTTTCATAAGTATATACTCTTGAAAAGAGAGGTTAATCGTGGAAGAGGATAAATTTTGGTTAGCAGTATATAAGTTAATTACAATTACTGTATGTATTTTAATTGTTACATTAGGTGTTTGCACAGTATATACTAATGATAAGATATCAAAGGCTGATGATCCGTTAGCTTATGCATGTGCTACAAGTGCTAATCCTACGATTTGTTTAACATACGCTGGACAGAAAAATGAATAAACCACAACTATGGTTTAGCAAAACTAATTTGGAAACTGGTATAGTCTTTGAAGATAAGATATCTTCAAAGAATTGTTTAGATTGGGATAAAACTCCATTTGAGAGGCTGAATATCAAAGCGAAAACACGCATAGATGAGTTGAATACCAAAATGCCAGATGCGTGGAAATATGAACTGATTGGATGGAGGATTGAGGAATGAAACAGGTGTTTTCTTATTCATATGGTGAAGAATCATATGGAATAGTTTATCAAAATGGAATGGGATTGTATGAGGTATATGAAATCCCGCAGTATGGTGGTAATGAACGGTATTACCAGACTTATAATTCAATTGATGATGCTATTCAAGCGGCAAAATCATTTACCTAATATGTTGGAGATGAAATAATGAACGAACGAATCAAGGAGTTGAAAGATCAGTGTTATATTAGCATTATCAATCGAGACGGTGATAATCCATATGATATGGAGAAGTTTGCCGAGTTGATTGTTCGGGAATGTATTAATGTAGTAGAACGAGATTATCTCCGCCACGGAGCTTGGTGAGTTGTTGTTAGATCATTTTTTTGATTGGGATTGAAGAATGAACAAGATATACATCATTTGTGCAAGGGGACAAGCATGACTACAGAATGGAGTCACTTACCTAACGCAGAGCATATTAATTGGGTTTTGGACACACTAAAAGAAAATCCAGAGGTGTGGAGCGCTGCAACAGATGCTGCTTGGCGTGTTGCGTGGGATGCTTCTAGGGCTGCTGCGTGGAGTGATGCGTGGATTGCTGCGAGGTATGCTGGGTGGGGTGTTGTGCGGGATGCTTCAATAAAGAATGCTGCGTTGGATGCTGCGTGGGCTGCTGCGTTGGATGCTGCGAGGAATGATGCGTTGGATGCAATTTTTGCACTTATCGCTTGGGATGACTCAAACAAGTTGCTGAATATGTCAATTGAAGAAGTTGCTAAGTTAGGTAGTGAAGGTAACCATTCTGCTGTTCTTATGTTGCCAGCTGTCGTTGTCAAATATAAACTAAAGGAGTTAAAGAATGAACGATATGTTTGAGCCAAATAAAACCCATGGAATACTATATTGGAACGGAATCATGGAGGTGGAAGGTTTGGAACTCAATAGGAAAATAGAAAGGGAAAGAATAGAGAAAATGAGCAACCAAGACATTATTAATTATGTAGACAATAGTATAGAAGAAATACAAAAAGCAATAGAAGCAGAGCGTGAAGCGTGTGCAACTATTTGTGAAACTCTTGAATTGCCTGAGTGGCCTGACAAAGTGCGTCAGCCATTAGCGCAAGCGATTCGAGCGAGGGGACAAGCATGACTGAAAAATGGAGCCACTTACCCAATGCCAATCACATCGACTGGGTCATAAAGACGCTAGAAGAAAACCCAGACGTGTGGGATGCTGCGGAAGATGCTGCGTTGGCTGCTGCGTGGGCTGCTGCGTGGAGAGCTGCGTGGGATGCTGCGAGTGCGGCTACGTTGAATTCTGCGTTGGTTGCTGCGAGGGATGCTGCGTTGGCTGCTGCGTGGGATGCTGCGTGGGATGCTGCGTGGGGAGCTATTGCCGCACTTGTTGCTTGGGATGACTCAAGCAATTTGTTAGATAAGTCAGTTGAAGAAGTTAAAGGATTAGCTAGAGCAGGTAATCATGCGGCTGTTCTGTTATTACCGGCAGTGATTGTTGAGAACAAACTAAAGGAAAATAAAATGACAAAAGACGAAAGTCATTTACCAGTTGAGGAACAGAGTCTAGTATTTCGGTTACAGAAACGGGCAGAGATTCGCAGACAGATTCCTGGTCGTAAAAGTGTTCAAGAAGGTTCTAATGATCGTATTGCTGATTTACTAGAAGAAGCGGCAAGAATTCCATCTGAGATTATAGATATACTAAAGAATGATGATTCTATCAGGCATCATGGTATGACTACATTTACTAGAGATGTAATAGATGCAGCAATGGCTAAAGCAATTAAATTGATTGAGAAGAAGTATAATGTCTAATGATAGTATTACTTGGATAGGAGTGGAAAGATGACATACACACCAAATAGATGGTTAATGGTAAAGATTGATACAATCTATAAGATATTTGCTACATGGAGTGGTGGATATACTGATGGTGATAGTTGGCAATTAAATTCTGGTGTTAAGAGTGTTACAGAGGATGATGACTATTATTACTTCCACGGCCATAGTGGTTCTGTATATGAATGTAGAAAAGGTTCATATGGAACAACAGGATACGGTGCTGGCGTGTTAAGTGGGTTTATGAAGAAGTATCCAATGGAAATTATGCCTGATAATGTTAAAGTAATGGATATTGAATATTCATGACCTGGGCATTAATAATTATTACTATTGGAGCAATGAACCCAAATATGGAGATATGGGCAAAGTATGATTTGAAAGAAGATTGCATAGAAGCAAAGAATACTTTATCTGATAAAAAGATTAACTGTGTTTGTATTAAGATACCAACTAAAGGCAAATAATGAATAACTGGAAAGTAGTATATACTGAAGATGAAAAGAAGTATGGAGAACAAAGACAAGCATATATTGATTACTTGTTAATGAAGGTACAAGAGAGTGATTGGCATGGAGTATCTGATGCGGCAAATGATTTAAGAGTATTAGAAGCAAAGCATGGAAATTAATCCAAAGCATCTTCAAGCACATATGGAAGTAGCACATGTGTATGCGAAGTTGAGTAGTGCAGTGCGATTAAAGGTCGGTGCATTGATTATTAAAGATAATCGGATTATAAGTATTGGTTATAATGGTATGCCTTCTGGATGGGATAATACTTGTGAGAATACCGAATACGTTGGTAATAACGAACAAATCCCCTCTCCAGATGAAATGAAGCGATTAGGATTTACCGGCACTGGTAAAGGTTGGTATCGTTTAAAAACTAAACCAGAAGTAATTCATGCTGAGTCTAATGCGATATCTAAGTTAGCAAGGTCTACTGAATCAGGTGATGGTGCAATAATGGTATGCACCCATGCACCTTGTTTAGATTGTGCAAAGTTAATCTATCAATCTGGTATTAAAGCATTTTATTATAATAAAGAATATAGAAGTATAGAAGGATTATCTTTTTTACGTAAATGTAATATTCATGTAGCAGAGGCTTAAAACTATGAATGTAGAACAATACCGAAGAATGGTTGAGAATAGAATCTATGAGAGGAAAATAGATGATATTAAGCAACAAAGACGGGTAATGGAAATACAAGAAGAAAGACTAAGAGAAGAAAATAAAGTTAAACAATTAGGTCAAAATGTGGATGTTAAGGTATGAACGAAGAATTATTTAAATCTAAAACTACAATGTTCTCTAGAGTACCCGTTAAGAGTCGCATAGATACTTACTATGAATTCACTGAACAACAATTAGAAGAATTTGTAAGGGATATCGTTAGAGAGTGTGCGGCAATTGCTAATGATAACCATGAGAATTGTGTAAAGTATGGAGAGAGTTTAGCTGGACTCATTTTACCTAATACTGCAGACTTGATTAAATCACATTGGGAGTTAGACGAATAATGTTCATGTTTGATGTAGAGACTCTAAATAAAAATTCAAGTTCGGTAATACTATCAATGGCTTGTGTTCATTTTGATCCTGATGCAAAACCATCACCAGAGACATTAAGAAAAGATTCTATCTTTATAAAATTTGATGCACAAGAACAGATTAAACAATATAAAAGAAGTGTATCTAAAAGCACTATTGATTGGTGGGCAAAGCAGTGTGAGAATGCTAGAATCAAATCATTTAAACCATCTGATATTGATGTATCTGCAAAGAATGGTTTAGAACAATTAGCAAAGTGGGCTAATACTTATGGTAATGATAAAAAGAAATGGGTATGGGCTAGAGGTAATCTAGATCAGTCTGTATTGGATTCGTTATGTGATGATGTTGAAATAGAACCTGTATTTGAATACCATAGATGGAGAGATGTTAGGACAGCAGTTGATTTTCTTTATAATACAGAGAACGGTTATTGTAAGATTGAATATCCAGGTTTTGATTCTTTTTTACATGTTACCAAACATAATCCTGTTGATGATTGTATCTTGGATGTAATGATGATTCTGTATGGAGTAAAGAAGTGAAAATAATAACCGAGATATTAATTATTATCATACTTTTTTCTTTATTGTTGGTTAGCATTAGTCTGAATATCGAAGATCAAAAGGTAATTGACTGTAGGTGGGCGGAGATTAGTCCAGATATGCCAGTCCAAGCAAAAGAAGAGTGTAGAAAAAACCCTTTAAAAACAACAACTTAGAAAACGCTTGACATTTGTTCCAACTATGGTATAATGTAGTCTGATTAATTGATTTGGAGCAGTAAATGTTACATATTTCTAAAACCAGCAAGTTAGACAATATTAAATCTTGGTCTTTACAGGCATTAACTACATGTCCTGGAAGTAAAGCAAAAGATGGTGGGTTGGTTGATGCATGTAAAGGTTGCTATGCTACTCAAGGTACATATCATTTTCCTGGCGTTAAATTAGTCCGTGCTGAGAATCAAGAGGATTGGGAACGAGATGGTTGGGTTGCCGATATGGTTGAAGCATTAAAGAAACAAAAATATTTCCGTTGGTTTGATTCTGGTGATATGTATTC